TGATACTGCTCGATGAACTGACGTTGGGAACGGGTGAAGTAAAGCATAGTGAACCTCCTAAGGGGTTTGAGTAAGACCAACCCATCGCGCATGGCGCGGGTCGCGGCGGGAAGCCACGTTGGTCGGGATTTCGGTTGGGGAGCGCCGGGACCGAGGTCCAAGCGAGGGTCGATCATCCCATGATTCGCCCCGGCTGTCAACCCTCCCCGTAGGGGAGGGTTGTGCTAATCACTAATGTCGGACTAGCCAATTGGTAGAGCGCGCACGCGCGGGATCGTGGATATGTAGTGCGGATAGATATGGCCTTTGGCTAATTGGGAATTGGATATGAGATTAGTAGAAAGCCGGTGACACAGAGTTAGCCATTAGGCTATCACGCGCGCTTCGCGCGCACGCGCGTTCTTCACACACGTATGGGGCGGGGCCGGGGGAATGTAAAAGGTGGACAAAATGTAATGACTGAAAGGTTAGGTAGTGTGGTTATTGAGAGGTTTAAGAAAACGGTGTTTTACAAATGTAATTCATTAATTTCATTAATGTGCTTAACCATGCGGTATGGGGAGGCTGTTTTTTGACAAATAGCAGTTAATTCGTGTTATAGTTTTGTCAAATCCGCTTAATCTTTTGACACGGTGGGGATGTAAAAGTTGTTTGTTTTCAAGGACTTGGCGGTTAAATTAACCGGGTTAACTAGTCAACTAGTCAAAATAGTCAAGATTTTTTTGTAACACCCCACTTCGATTGCAATTTTGCGCTTTACATTAGTGACAAAGTGCTAGGTTCGATATATCTTTTGCTGCCTAGTTGCCACATTTGTGTACTGCGGAGTGCCGTAATTTTACAAAGTGACAAAATTTTACATGGCCAGGGTCGCCCGCGCGATGAAAGGGTATATAAAAAAGTAGACTATTTTGACTAGTTGGACTAAAAGTAATATATACTAATACGATCATTTTCCTTGTCTCCCTTGGCTTTGAGCGATTATTTTTACAGGAAAAGTGTCAAATTCCTGGTTCGCCTGTGTAAAACGGATTAACCACAAAACCGGGGTTTTTGTAAAAAGGTTAAGCGAATTTGACAAAAGGTTAAGCGAAGTTGACAAAAAACGGCATTCTAATACCGTACACGTTAACCCGTCAAAAGTTAAAGCTTTAGTGTTTCGGACCTGCAACATTATAGTTTCGTTAGTAAACAGGGGTATTTGCGTTTAAATCGCCTAGGGAGCCCGTACAGCGGGTTTAGTGCATTTTGCTACCCCAGTACTAGGGGGGTGCCTCTATCGGCCTGTACGGCCTTCTGTGCGCGATTATGAGGGGGTGTAGGGGGTAGGAGCTAGGTCTATCCGCAATGCGGTCATTGTGTGTTGTAGGCGCGCGTTATTGCGGGGCGAGCCTGAACCCTCCGCGCAATGGGGGGAGCGAAGCGACAGCAAGCCAGCACCACCGCCATCACGCGCTTATGCCCATATGTACATATGTCATTAGCGGCGGCGTTCTGCTTGCGCAATGAACCGCTTGCGCAATGGTCGTGTTTTTGTGTCGCCTGCGGAATGATCGCAGGTGATTTGTTTCGCTTCCGACATTACAAAAAGGATAGGAGTTATCCACAGGAAAGCGCGATTTTCCGCTTTCCCTGCTTGCAAATCACTGTAAAATCGAAGGCGAGGCGTTGGACACCGGGCGCTGCAAATCTTTGAAAAGCGGGGCGGTTCCCGCGTTAGACAGAAAGAAAGCCAACACAATGGCAAATGATCGTTATGCGCGCCCCGCGTCGAAAAAGTCCAACGAAGGCAAGTTTCTGGCAATCAATCCGGGCTCGCTCCCGGATAATCTCCGGACCCTGTTTGACAATTGGATCGCCGCGCGGCGCGCTTCGTTCGATCATAAAACGGCATTCGAAGCGGCGTTTTGCGCTGCTAAGAAAATTTCGCCGCACACAACCAAGTTTGGTTACAAAAACGACGGGCTCGCCTTCCTTCCGAACGCCACGGAAGGGAGCAAGGGCGCGGCTGACTTCGACGAAGTCTAAGGCCGAATAAGGTTGCACCTAGCGAACGCCCCGCCAGCAATGGCGGGGCGTTTTTGCGTTTAGTAGGGGCGTTCCGCCCCTGAGGAGTAAGTCAGTGTTTTGGTTAGACATTGCGTCGCGCGTCGATTTGGACGCTGTAAGCGCCCTAGCGGTTCCGGCCATTATTTGCGCCGGGTACTTTGCCGTTATGGCGGTACTGTTCGAATTGTCGCGCCGTGACGGGGGGTTCTAATGCGCTTCCTGCATTATGCCGACCCGGATGCAGATGACCGGCTAGCGCGCGAAGAAGCGCGTGAGGCTCGCAATCGGCAGATCAAGCGGGATAAGCGGCTAAAGGCGCGCAAGCGTCCGAAGCACGCGAAGCACGCGCCGCAATTCGCGGCTAGCCCTACGGGCGACCATGCGGCCAAGCCGCCGAATGAGATTGACTGACAAGTCAGCACGTAACCGCAACCTTAGCGCCCCCTAGTGGGGCGCGTTTGCGTTTGATATTCCAGAGCCGAAACAATCTTCCGCGTCGCGTTGCGCGAGCGCATGACCCCCCGGGCACATGGCCAGTCAAGCCTACACCTACCCCCCGTAAGGAGTGTTCCCACAAACCACAACCTAATTTTGACATATTACCCCTATAGGTACATGCACTACTAGCCATTGAGGGTAACATGACTGAGTCAGTAGAGCACTTGCTTACTAGATATCTCGCGTACAACCCGACCTCCGGTGCCATTATCCGGAAGCGCACAAGCAAGCCATCATATCTGGAAGAAGTTCGAGACAAGTACTTCAGAGTAGAATGCGCGGGGCAGAAGCTCGACAATATGCGGGTAGCGTGGTTTCTGCACTACGGTGAGTATTTACCGCCGTACGTAATATACCCACTGGATGGCGACAGGTCCAACACAAAATTGACCAACATGGCGCGGATAGCACCCGGCCACAAGCGATGCTCAAAATGTGGAGAGGAAAAACCAGTAGATCGGTTTAGCAACAAGTCAGGTAGACCCGGACAATTGCAGAGCCACTGCAAGACCTGCAATAATAAGATACCATCGGCCAAAAGGCACAAAAAGCAGCTAAAACACCAGTACAATATAACCCCCGAAGCCTACGAAGGACTCCTGGCCGCGCAGGGCGGTGTTTGCGCCATCTGCAAGAAACCACCAAAACCGACTAGACGACTTGCGGTGGACCACTGTCACAACTCTGAAGTAGTGAGGGGCTTACTCTGCTCAAACTGTAATCTAGGTATCGGGTATTTACAGGATGACCCAAAAAATCTGGCCCGTGCAATAGCATATTTGACATCTGTGTAAAAGTACCCTTGACAATCCACCGCGCATCGGCTATGCTTACGAGAACTCTAGCTATAAAGTTTCAGAATGGCCCAACTCCCAGCCGCCCTCGACGACTACAACCTAACAAGGTGGTCAGACAAATTTGTCTTCGAAATTGCGCTTGCGCTTGAGGGCTCCGGGGAGCCAATAGCTGACATCCTAACACGGCATAATCTCACTCAGCAGAACCTGCTGGATTTCACAAAAGACCCGCAATTTCAAAAGCGTATCGAGGCTTACCAGAAGGACATCGTTGAGAACGGTCTCACGTTTAAACTGAAGGCGAGGGCGCAGGCTGAAGACCTGCTGGCTACAAGCTACCTATTGATCCATGACGGGGACGTACCGGCTAACGTGAAAGCCGACCTGATCAAAGCCACCGTTCGGTGGGCGGGTCTCGAACCTAAGAACACTGACCCCAGTATTGGAGAAGCTGGTAGGGGCGTCAGTATTACCATCAACATGGGTCCCCCTTCGGGTTCCCAGGAACCAGAGATGAGGACGGTTATAGATGGACGAGCAACCCAAATCTCAGAAGACTAATGCCGGTTTGACACTGGTGTACGACGAAGAACGGGACGAGCCGGACTTCAAAGAGGTGCTAGCCGACAAGTCGGGTCTTATAGTCGAGACGCTGTACGAAGAGAACCTCAGGAACGTTCCGACAATGCTGCGCTCCCTAGCCGACGAGATCGAAGAGGGCGAGTACGGCAACGTAAGCACCGTCGCTTGTGTGGTGCTCGGTGACGAGATGTCGGTGTTCGGGTGGGGTGCAGAATGCGACCCGGGGGAAGTCCACTTGCTCCTCACGGCAGGCGCTACATACATGGTCACTCCGATCATCAACAAGGGTAAGTAATCTCGGTGGCCCTCCAGATCGACTACGCACCCCATAAGACAGGTCGAGAGTTCATGCTCTCAGACGCCAAGATGCGTGTCATTATGGGACCTGTGGGTAGCGGTAAGTCGGTTACCTGCTCATTCGAAGTTGTACGCCGCGCATCCATGCAGGCCCCAGGCAAAGACGGTATCAGGCGTAGTCGGTGGGCGGTGGTTCGCGAGACTGTGCGGCAGCTAAGTGACACCACAATCAAGACGTTCCTGGACTGGTTCCCCGATGGGGTGTGTGGCCGGTTCATGCGGACCACAAAGACTTACCATTTCAAAGTTGGGGACGTCGAAGCCGAGATTATGTTCCGCGCGTTGGATGACGCGGATGACGTGGCGAACCTGAACTCCCTCGAACTGACGGGCGCTTGGTTTAACGAGTGCCGCGATATCGCTCAAGAGATCGTGGATGCAATGTCCAAGCGCATTGGACGATACCCGTCGATGAAAGACGGTGGGCCGACTTGGCACGGGATGTGGGGGGATACTAACCCGCCGACTATCGGGACTTGGTGGTATCACCAGATGGAGCACCTCGACCCTGCGGATGGGGTGTCGCCCAATGACAACGGGTGGGATGTCTTCAAACAGCCGTCAGGCCGGTCGGTACACGCTGAGAACGTGGAGAACTTGCCTGATGGGTATTACTCGACGCAGGGCCGGTCGGATGACTACATCCGTGTGTTCATTGACGGGGAGTATGGACGGAGCCTCAACGGTACGCCGGTTTACAAGGACTTCCGTTCGGACTACCACGTGAGTAAGACCCCGCTCAACATGATCCGTAATGGCACAAGGCCGCTTCTTATCGGGATGGACCTCGGGTTGTCGCCTGCGGCGGTTATCGGGCAGCAGGACCCGCGAGGGCGGATGATCGTGCTTGGGGAGGTCGTTGGGGAGAACATCGGCATCCAGCGGTTTGCGCGGACTATGCTCAAACCTTACCTTGCCGAACATTTTCCGGGGGTTGACCCTCGGGTTATTGTTGACCCTGCGGGTATCCAGCGGGCGCAGACTGACGAGCGGACGGCGGTTGACATCCTCAAGCGGGAGGGGTTCAAGGTCCAGCCTGCGCGGACCAACCAGATAACGGCGCGGCTTAACTCCGTCGATGACTTCCTGATGCGGCAGGTGGACGGGGACCCGGCGTTCCTGATGGACCCGAAATGCACGAGGCTTAAGGCTGCTATGATGGGCGGCTACCACTACCACATCAAGAACGGCACTATTGTCAAGGACATGCATTCGCACGTGGCGGAAGCATTGCAGTACTTTGCGTTGCACATCAACATCTCAGCGGACCAGTTGATGATGGGTCAGGCCCGTCCGGTGCAGAGGGTTGACAGTGTCGGGTGGACGTAATATACTGGTTGTACGCTGTCCCATCAGCTACTCCTCTGTCTGAACTTAGCAGCCCCTTGACAGGGGCTGCATTTTCGCGTATACAGAGTTAGGCTTAATCCCGTAGAGGGCGAAAATGGCGACTATTACCCCCACGACTGCTTTCGACGGCACCGCTCAGGTGGTCACTTGGACCGATCTGACGACCACGACTGATACCGCTGTCGCGTACGCTACCAAGGGCGGGATGGTTCGGGCCAGCGTCCAGTTTGGCGGTACGTTCGGCGGGGGTACGACGGCTCTCCAGGGCTCTGAGGACGGCACGAACTACGTCACGCTCAAGGACATCAACGGGAACGCGGTCTCGGCTACGAGCGCTGCGCGGTTTGAGGTGACGAGCGCTGCGCGGTACATTAAGCCCATTCAGACGGGCGGTACGGGCGATAACGCCCTTGTTACGGTTACGCTTCGAGGTAAGTAATGCCGGGTCTCTCTGTTCTTCGAGTCGTCAGTAACGACGGCCTTCGGGCTGAGGAGCAGAGACGCGCCGAAGAGCAAGCCGCACTTGAGCGTCAGAACCAACCGGTCATTCTTGGCATTGCTGCGCATCTGAGGATGTGTTGGGACGCGGCCAAAATGGCCAAAGACCCCATTGAAACCAAGATGTTACAGGCCAAACGCCAGCGCAATGGCGAGTATGAGGCCGACAAGATTGCTAAGATTAGACTTCAGGGTGGCTCCGAAGTCTTCATGCAGATCACCGAAATCAAGTGCCGCGCCGCAGAAGCGTGGATTAGGGACATCCTCCTTGATGGGGGCGAAACCCCGTGGCAGCTTGACCCCTCGCCTATTCCGGACCTTAAGCCTGAGCAGAAAGAAGAGTGCCTCGCTATTGCGCAGGACAAGGCGATTGAGTTAGCCATTATCTACGGTCAGGCTCCGACTCGTGAGCAGATTGCGGATATTCGGAGCATCATTGAGCAGGACTACCGGTATCGGGAGCTTCAGATTGCTCAGAACCGAGCCGACCGGATGGCCGATAAGATCAAAGACCAGTTCGCTGAGGGCGGCTGGTATCAGGCGTTCGACGACTTTGTCACGGATTTGGTTACGTACCCAGCGGCGTTCGTCAAGGGGCCGGTGCTCCGTCGAGCAAACCGTATTGCGTGGGTCCAAAAGGACGGTGTCACCGCAGTAGAGACTGTCGAGAAGATCGTTCCTGAGTTCGAGCGTGTCGATCCGTTCCGGATTTATCCGGAGCCGGGGGTTGAGAACATCAACGACGGCTATCTCTTTGAGCATCATCCGCTTTCTCGTTCGGACCTGTCGGCGCTCATCGGGGTGCCGGGGTACGATAGCGACGCCATCCGTTCTGTGCTGGCTAATCCGCAGCACTCGAACCTGCTCTTCAATTCCAGCGAGATTGTTAAGAACGACCTGGAGCGTAAGTTCCACTCTTGGAATGCCCCGACCACTACGTTCGATGCTCTTGAGTTCTGGGGCAAGGTAAGCGGTAAGATGCTCCTTGAGTGGGGCATGGACGAAGCTGACGTTCCCGATGAGGCCAAAGAGTATGACGTCAACGCGTGGCTGATCGGCAACACGGTCATCAAGGCCACGCTGAACTATGACCCGCTGGGGGAGAAACCCTATGCAAAAGCGTCGTTCTTCAAAGTTCCCGGCGCGTTTTGGGGCATGGGCATCCCGGAGCGGATCGCTGATATCCAAGACGTCTGCAATGCTGCTGTACGTTCTCTTGTCAACAACATGGCTATTGCGTCCGGTCCACAGGTCGAAGTCAACATTGACCGCACTCCGGCGAACGAAGCTATTACGCAGGTATACCCCTGGAAAATCTGGCAGGTTCTGAATGACCCCTTGGGCTCGACGGCTCCAGCCGTGCGATTTGAGCAGCCTGATGATCGAGCCGCCTCACTTATGGCGGTCTACGAGAAGTTCTCGCAGATGGCCGACGACCATTCCGGCATCCCTGCGTATGTCTCAGGCGACATCAGCGTAGAAGGCGCTGGCCGAACTTCGTCAGGGCTGTCAATGCTGATGGGTGCTGCCGGTAAGGGCATCCGCCAAGTTGTGTCAAATATTGACAATTATGTAATAAAAGCTGTTGTACAACGCCAATTCATCTTTAACATGCGTTATGATGAAGATGAGAGTATTAAAGGCGATGTCGTGGTTGTGCCTCGCGGCGCAGTGAATTTGGCGGTTAAGGAGACGGTCAACGTCCGCCGCGTCGAGTTCCTGAACGCAACGGCTAACGAGATCGACATGCAGATCATTGGTCCCGAGGGTCGCGGCGCGCTTCTCCGGGAAGTTGCCAAGGGTCTGCATATGCCGACTGAAGAGATTGTGCCCTCGCGCGAGAAGCTGCAAGCGCAGCGACAAGCGATGCTGATAGCACAGCAGGGCGGTGCAAATCCTGGTAGCCAACAACCAGGGCCAACGCCGACTCAGCCAGATGGCTCACCTAAGGGCGGGCAAGACGGCAACACAGTTACCAACCGTCAGACGGGTCGTGCGTAATGCTCAGAGCGTCTGGCGAACAGATTAATCAACTCGCGATGGCCGTAAGGTCCTGCGCGGTGTTCAAAGAAGTGCTAGAGGAAAATCGACAAAAGCTTCTCAAGGAGCTTCCCGATATTCCGATAGACAAAGTGCAAGTGGCCCAAGGACGCTGCAAAGCACTGGGGGAGGTCATCGACCTTCTCGATCAAGTCCTTAAACCCCGTGGCACAGTCTAAGACCGCCACATAGACGCTGACCATACAGGAGCGTAAAATGACAGTACCAGCCCAGGTCCGTAAACAGTCGGAAACCGTACAGGCTCTCTACGACGACATGAACAAGGGTGACGTTACGAACCCGGATGTTCAGCCGCCCAGTGACCCAGTACCGCCCGTAGTGAACGAACCAGCAGCGCCGGTAGATCAGTCCATTCCTCCAAAGTCTGAGGATTACGAACAGAAGTATCGCTCGCTCCAGGGTAAATACAACGCAGAAGTCCCGCGACTTTCTGCACAAGTACGAGACCTGGGTGAACAAGTCCAGCATCTGCAAGGTTTGCTTGCGTCACTTAGCACCCCGCCCGCTCCGGCTCCGGCTTCCGCTGCCCCGAAACCCGCTTCTTCGCGGCGTAAAGAGGTGACCGAGGAAGATGAGAAAGAGTACGGCGACGCTATCGAGACGATGCGACGCGCAGCGCGGGACGAAATTCACGCGCTTTATCAAGGTGAGATCGACGAACTCAAGAACACTGTCGCCAGCCTTACGGGTAAGCTAAACCAAGAGGTTGTTCCGGCAGTCAACAATGTTGCGCATCGGCAGCAAGTTTCAGTTGAGCAGCAGTTTTGGGCTGACTTGACTGCACTGGTGCCGGAGTGGCAGGCGATTAACACCGACCCCGAGTTCCACACGTGGCTTCTTGAGACTGACCCTGTCAGCCGCTTCAAGCGCCAGACGATCTTGGAACAGGCCCAAGCGGCAAACGATGCAAACTGGGTAGCCCAGATTTTTGAAGAATGGATTGGTCCTAAACCGCAACCTGCACCAGTAAATCCAAATCCTGGTCGGCAAAGCGAACTCGACAAACAGGTCTCTCCCGGTAAGAGCAAAGGTGGCTCAGCGCCTCCCCAGCAACAGCCGAAGACCTACTCCGGCGAAGACATCAGCAAGTTCTATGCTGACGTGACCAGCGGGAAGTACAAGGGTCGTGACGCAGAGCGCGCCAGGATTGAAGCCGACATTTTTGCCGCACAGCGAGATGGTCGGATAACCTAAACCAAGAGTAGGAAATAGACACAATGTCGTATCCTGTTGCTCCGGGTCGTCCCAATTACAGTGGGAACTTCATCCCGGAAATCTGGAGCGGTAAGCTCATCGAGAACTTCTACGACGCCACCGTGCTCGCAGCGATCTCGAACACTGACTACGAAGGTGAAATCAAAAAGCATGGTGATACGGTCAACATCCGCACCACGCCGACGATCACCATTCGTGACTACGTAAAGGGTCAACCGCTCACGGTTGAACACCCTGATAACCCGAAGCTGCAACTCGTGATCGACAAGGGCGACTACTTCGCTTGCGTCGAAGACGACGTTGATAAAGTCCAATCGGACATCGGTCTTATGGACCTGTGGTCGAAGGACGCTTCGGAGCAGATGAAGATCAAGATCGACACGCGCGTCCTCACCGACCTGCTCCCGGACATCGCTGCGGCGAACAAGGGTGCGACGGCTGGTGCGCAGTCGACTTCGTTCAACCTCGGCACGACGGGCTCGCCTGTCACGCTGACGAAGGACGGCGCTGGCGGTACGGTCGCGGTCACCGACTTCATCGTTGACATCGGTACGGTTCTCGACGAGGCGAACTCTCCTGAACAGAACCGCTTCCTGGTCATCCCGGCTAAAATGGCTGGCCTGATCAAGAAGTCGGAACTGAAGGATGCTTCGCTCACCGGCGACGGCTCGTCCACCCTCCGCAACGGTCGCCTCGGCATGATTGACCGGTTCACGATTTACGTGAGCCACAACCTGTCGGTTTCGTCCGGTAAGTACAGCTTGATCGCTGGTCACAAGATGGGCTTCACGTTCGCATCCCAGATGACGAACATGGAAACGCTCCGTTCGACGACCACGTTCGGCAACATCATCCGTGGCTTGCAAGTCTACGGCTATAAGGTTGTGAAACCGGAAGCCCTGTCGCAAGCTGTGGTCAACTTCGCGTAAGGAGAGCGAACTATGACTGCTTATACCGATACGCTTGGCTTCAACAAAGGCAGCACTGCCTTTCGCGCTGAGCAAAACGGGCGGTACACGTTCGTTGAGGTCACCCTCGACTTCGAAAAGATTGTTGCGGCTCGCTCTGCGGCTGGCGCTACGGCGCTTGCTGCGGCGGACACGCTTCAAGTCCTCCCCATCCCGAACGGTGCAGTTCTGCTCCAGGCGGGTGCGGAGGTCGAAGAGGCCGAAGTAACCAACACGACGGGAACGTTCGACCTTGGCTTCACGGGCGGCTCGCCTGCTGCGGCCAACGCCTTCGCGAACGACATTGCAATCAACGCTCTCAGCAAGACGGGTGTGGGCCTCGCGGCCCCCATCCTGTTCACGGCGGATGACACTCTTGACATCCTTCTGAACACCGCTGTGGGTACGAACGCTGTCATCCGCGTTTGGGCGCTCCTCGTGGACACCAACGGCTAATGGGTTGAGGGAGTAGGTCTGACCACCTACTCCCGATACTCTAAGGAGACAAAGATGGCTCATCCATACAAGCTCTACAGCCGGTTGGGCGCAGAGAACCTTGAGATTGCTGGCGTTGCGCTAGCGGCTACTGCTACTGAGATCAACCGCGCAACGGATGTCTCAGCACGTAAGGTGGCCGCAGGCGCGTCTTTGGCCCTCACGGTTGCAGCGCATGAGGGTAAGATCATCGAGCTTGATACGCTCGCTGGTTCTGTCGTCACGCTTCCGGCTGCTACTGGCTCAGGCGCTAGGTTCACGGTCGTCGTTAAGGCTCTTGCTACTTCAAACTCGCACAAAATCCAGGTGGCTAACGGCACCGACGTTTTGCGCGGTACGGTGCAATCCGTTGACTCCGACTCGTCGGATGCGGTGGCAAGCTGGGGTACGACGTCTACGTCGGATACAATCACTCTCAACCGCTCGACCACGGGCTCTGTCTACGTCGGAGAAACTTTCGAGTTTATCGACGCCGCAGCGGGCTTCTGGTCAGTCAGTGGGTGGTTTGCCGCAACGAGTGCTCCCGCTACTCCGTTCAGTGCTGCTGTCAGCTAACACTTCGGCTAGGGGGCTTCGGCCCCCTAGTTTGAACTAGGACTTCAAAATGGCCGGTCAGAGACTTACAGATCGTACAGCACTCTCGGGCGCGGATTTCGCGAACGACGACTTGTTGCTGGTTTTTGACCTTTCAGCCAACACGACTAAGAAGATCACACGCGCAGAGCTACTCACTAGTATCTCGGGCGTTATTCCGAACGGCGATAAAGGCGACATCGTTGTATCCGGATCGGGTTCGACCTGGACCATCGACGCGGGTGTTGTCTCCTACGCAAAAATCCAAGACGTGTCTGCTCAATACCGCTTGCTTGGTCGCTCGTCTTCGGGCGCTGGCGACGTTGAAGAAATCACGTCGTCTGCAAACGTTTTCTCCATCCTAGGAGCCGCTAACTATGCGAGTGTACGAACGCTTCTATCACTGGTCCCAGGGACGGATGTACAGTCCTACAGCGCGATCCTCGCCGCCTTCGCTGCGTCCTCTGCTGCTGCTGACAAGCTCCCTTATTACACCGGTGCTTCTACGGTAGGCGTCACAGATTTTCCCGCGCAAGCGCGTACGTTCTTGAGCGCAACTACAGCGGCGGCGCAGCTTGCGCAGCTTTTTCCTGTTGGTGTTATTATGCCGTACGCGGGCTCTTCGGCCCCCACCGGCTGGCTTCTGTGCTACGGCCAAGCTGTCAGCCGTACAACGTACTCCGCGCTGTTTGCGATTGTTGGAACTACGTACGGCTCTGGTGACGGGTCAACGACGTTCAACGTTCCAGACCTTCGTGGCCGGGTTGCTGCGGGTAAAGACGATATGGGCGGTAGCGCAGCTAGCCGACTGACCAACAGTGGCACAGGCAATCCAGGCGTGAACGGAACGTCTCTCGGCGCTGTCGGTGGTGTTGACCGCCACACGCTCACTCTTGCACAACTGGCAGCGCACACACATGGTGGCGCAACGGGCGCAGGTGGAGACCACAACCACGGCGGTGCAACGGGCGCAGGTGGAGACCACAACCACGGCGGTGCGACCGGATCATCGGGTTCGCATAATCACCAAGACTCCGAATTTGTTGCAACTGCGGGAGCGTCGCTCCCGTACGACTATCAGGTCTCTGGCATGGTCTATACCGCCGGAAATCAGGAAGGCTCTACGTCTACTGACGGAGCCCACACGCACACGATTTCGTCGAGTGGCACGCACACGCACACGATTTCGTCGAGTGGCACGCACACGCACACGATTTCGTCTAATGGCGGCGACGAAGCTCACCCTAACGTTCAGCCTACAATTGTCTTGAACCAGATTATCTTTGCGGGAGCGTAACATGAAAATGTCCGTTATCCCTGAAGACCAGACCATCGTGGTTGGCGGCGTAGCGAAGCTATGCAGCTTTGGCGGGTTCGACAGCAGCGTGCGCGCTGCGCATTGGGATGGCGAGACTGCGTACTGCGAGACCACGAACGGACTGGTTTATGTTCCTGTTCTTGCTTTGTTGAGGTTCTTCCAGATATGGGAGAGCACTCAAGTTATCGAACTGCACCAGGAACCGCTTCCGGTTGTTCAGCACCCCGAACCAATCCCAGCGCCGCCGCAAGCTCCATATGAAGAACCAAGGACGGAGTCTCTGCCAGCACCGCCTCCGTTTATACCGCCTAACGCTCCTGTGAGGAAGTAATGGCTACATCACTTACCGGCCTTCTGCCCAAGGACACCTATAGCCAGCTACTCCACGTTGACGGCGGCCTGTCTTCGACGGGCAAGACTGTGTACGACGGCGTCGGCGCAGCGTCGGCGCTTAAGGTTGCAACTACCCACATCTCCGTCGATAACATCAAAATCGACGGCAACACCATCTCGACCCTGGACACAAACGGTAACCTCACCCTTGCCCCTGACGGCTCGGGTTCTGTGGCTATCGCTAAAGCGGCCATTACCGGCGGCACTATCACGGGCATTACAGACCTAGCGGTAGCAGACGGCGGCACAGGAGCAAGTACCGCAGCTAACGCGCGCACGAACCTCGGTTTAGGCACACTGGCAACGCAGGCGTCGGATAACGTCAGTATTACAGCGGGCTCGGTTCGGGTCGGAACGCTCGGCATCAACACAGGCTCTGGCGGCGCAGTCACCCAGTCAAGCAACAAGTCCACCGGGGTTACGCTTGACAAAGCGGCTGGCGCGATCACGATGCACAACGCATCGCTGAACTCCGCTACGACGGTTTCGTTTACGCTGACTAACAGCACCATTGGGGCCGACGACGTTGTGGTTGCGAGCATTAAGTCTGGGGCAACCGCAGGGGCGTATACCCTTACGGTGGACGCTGTAGCCGCAGGGTCTTGCCGGTTCTCGCTTCGTAACGAGACCGGTGGGTCACTAGGCGAAGCCGTTGTAATCAACTTTGTCGTCATTAAGGGCGCGGTTGCGTAAGGAGCAAAGCATGACCAAGCGTTTCCTCAGAAACAAAGTGGACGGGTTTATCTACGACTATAATGAAATCCTGGCTGCTCATCCGAAGTGTGAAGAAGTAACCGAGGAACAAGCATTCCCAGAACGTTTCAAGCCCACGCGCGGGCGTAAAGCAGCTTTGGATTTGTCCACCAAGGACATCCCGGAGCCGCCGCTGTTCACTATCGAAGGTATTGAAAAGGACGCCTCTAAGGGCCTGTAATGACACCTGCTGAGATCATCACCCAAGTCCGTCGTCTTGTCCAAGACGAACTCACTGCTACCCAACGGTACAGTGATAGCGTGCTTTTGGGTTATGTGAACCAAGCAGTGAAGCGTGTTCTAGCTTACCGACCGGACCTGTTCATCACTACAGAAAATGTGGCGTTGACTGCTAACACCGTTAACCAGACGCTGCCGAGTGGTGCAGTCCGGTTGGTCGAGATTTATCAAGTGGTAGACGGCGACGCTCTCGTAGAGGTCAACCGCGAAACACTGGACCAGATGTATCCTGGGTGGCGAACCGAAGCTCCTGGAACTCCCGTAAACTGGATGCGTCACCCGCGCAACCCAAACGGGTTTCACGTCTACCCTAGACCACCTGCTAATACGTCTGTTGTTGCAGAGTATGTGAAAGTCCCGTCTGACTACGCGAGCAGTGACACGATCATTATTCCGAACGCCTACCTGACGGCAATGGTCGATTGCGTGGTGTTCCTGGTCGAGAGTGTTGATGCTGAGCACGTGAACAACGGGCGCGCTAAGTTCTTCTACGACAACTTCCTGGCGGGTATCGGCGCTGACTTCACGCAACGCGTGACTGTTGACAGCGAGAACGCTTCGGTTGGCCAAGAGCCGCAACAGACGCGGAGCACTAACAATGGCCGATAAGACTTTCGTTTCTCTGGTTACTCGCCTAAACCCGAGTGTTCCCGGTTGCCCGCAGGAAACTGTGCGGCAGGCCATCCGCGATGCGGCTATCAACGTGTGCGAGCGCACGCTTGCGTGGCGCTACGAAATACCAAAATTCAATCTTCAAGCTGGCGTATACGAGTACTTCTTCAACACACGCTCCGGCACCGATGTCTGCGGTATTTTCCTAGCGACGGTGAACGATAACCCGCTTAGTCCGCTGAACCTGGATGATGCAGCGCGACTGTATCCGCAGTGGGCAAACCTGTTCAGCGGCGAAGATATTGCGACTGTGTGGTCGGGCTCTACCAACGGTAACGTTCTCAACAACGACACGTTTAACGCCGAGACGCTGAACCAACATGGCGAGTTCGAGGCCCCTGATGCTATCGTGGCAGAGGGTTCTTACCCCCAAGCGATCACGCAACTCACGCCTGAGAAGTTCATTATCCTTCCGCTTCCGGATGACCAGACATATGAGTGCCGACTGATTGTGGCGCTACGTCCGCGACGCGATGCGACGGGTATGGAAGAGTATATCTTCCGCGAGCTTGAAGATGTTATCGTGCACCGGGCGCTTCAAAACCTGCTTATCCTGCCGAACGTTCCGTGGTCTGATCGCGATTTGGCTACGTACCACGCGAAGCAGTACCAATTTCATATGAACCACGCCCGCGCGAGGGCGAACCTCGGCAATAACCGGGGTTCTATGTCCGTAGAACTGAGGAACTGGTAATGGCGCTTAAGCTTAAGAACAACGCGACGACTACGCTAGCCTCTGCGCTTGATACGTCGTCTACGACTGTCACTGTCGCTGACGGGACGGTGTTCCCTACGCTCGGCACTGGCGATTTTTTCAACGCTACTATTCAGGCTACATCTGGGGCTTATGAAATTGTCCGTGTTACGGCGATTTCAGGAAACGCGCTGTCCGTCACCCGTGCGCAGGAAGATACGGTTGCCATTGCGCACGCGGTTGGTGAGTTGGTGGACCTCCGACTTACCGAGGACAATGTGACCGGTGCCGTTATTGCTGACGACTACTTGATCCTGTAAGGAACGGAAATGGGTATCAAGCTTAAGAACAACGCGGTCGGGTATCTAGCGTCGGCCATTGGCCCGGCGGATACCGGGCTTTCGCTTGATAGCGGAGACGGGGCGAACTTCCCCGCACTTGGCGTTGGCGACTACTTCTATGCAACGCTCGTGTCCACGAGCGGCATCAAGGAAATCGTGAAGGTCACGGCGCGTTCGTCTGACTCTATGACTATCGACCGTGCAGAGGAAGGGACTTCCGCCGCCGCTTTCGCCGCAGGCGATGCTCTTGAGCTTCGGGTGACTAGTCAGAACCTGATCGACGCTGCCGCAGGTGCCGCGTTCGAAAACGTGCTCGATACGCCTAACACGTGGGCAGCAGACCAAACCTTCGACGCCAGCATTAACATCCTCAGCGGAGAGTATGTCCGTCTCTACGACAGCACGGACACCACGTACCACGAGATTAGCAACATCTCTAACGTGCTGACGCTTAAGTACGGCATTACGACCTATGCCACCATAAGTGCGGCTGGCATTGTGAATTTCGTCAATTCTCCGACGATCAACGGCTCGTATGTCTACCGCGACGGCGGAGTGGACGTTCCTGTTGTGGATGGGGGCACCGGCGCAAGCACAGCTTCTGGCGCGCGTACTAACCTCGGTCTTGTTATCGGTACCGACGTTCAGGCGTACAATGCGTTCCTAACTAGCGTTGCGGCTCTTACCCACACTGCGGATAAGCTTACGTACACGTCTGGTGCCAACACGGCGTCGCTTACGGATTTCACTTCGTTCGCTCGCTCGCTCCTCGACGACGCGGACGCTGCCACGGCGCGTACTACTCTCGGCTTAGGGACGCTGTCTACCCAGGCGGCTTCGTCTGTAGCCATCACTGGCGGCACCATCACTGGTGTCACGTCGCTACAGGCTCGCGAGACGCTGTCTGCTGAGAGTACAGGCACGCTGACGGCGCTCTCTGCTAACGCTACTGTGGTTATGACCGGTGACGTTACTCTTGACGGCGCGGTGTTCTCGCAGGGCGACATTATTCAGTTCTATTCCGGTGCTTCCTCTCGCACCGTGACGCAAGGATCGAGTATGACACTCCGACTGGGTGGCTCTGCCACAACCGGTAGCCGTACTCTCGCAGCTAGGACGTTCGCTACAGCGTTCGTTATTGGCGCAAACGAGATTGTCATTACTGGAGTCGGAGTGTCGTAACGTGCCGGATCATTCAGAGCAGATTAAGTCGATGCAGAAAGACATCGAAGAACTGCAAACTAAACTCGACAGCATAAAGACAAATGTCGATAGGGGTATGGGCATCGTCATTGGCGTGCTTGCAGTCATTGGCCTTTTTTCTTCGGAGATTATAAATTGGTTGAAGCACTTGATCCGAGTCGCCTAGACGACGACACGCTTAAGAGCCGTCAGGCGTGGTTTTGGCGTCGCACGACGCTTCAGGCTACGCTCGCTAGCCTTGTGTTGGCTCTCTTCTACTCTGTCGTTACGACGGCGGGGCTTGTAAACGATTGGCCCACTGTGGTCCTGCAATGCGCTCTTATTGCAGCGGTGGCGTGGCTGGTCACGATGTACTTCGCTATGGTGGACAACGCTGAGAAGCTTGCTTCTGCGGCTCGCGCCATTGGCGATGGTGTTGGTGCAGCGAGGACGTAACATGATCCGTGCGTTCATCGACTCCTTGTTTGGCCGCTTTATCGCAATCCTTTTCGTAGGGCTTGTAATCTTTGCGGTGTACAAAGCTGTGCAGGCCCACGTCCTGCAAGGCCAAGTCGTTGAGTTGCGAGCGGACCTTGAGGAAACTGAAGGTAAACTTAAAGCAGCTTATACGGCCATTGAAGCCCTTGAGCGAGTAGCGGCGGGGCGTGAGCGAGACCGCGTAATTGTGCGTGAGGTCGCCACTCAAATAGCGGAGTCACCAAATGCAGAAGTTCTTGTACCTAGTGATCTTGCCAATCTGTGGGCTACTGGCATTGACCGGTTGCGCGTCGAGGCAGGTGTTCATCCCTCAGAGCTTGTTGCAGTGCGAGCGCCCGGTGCGCCCATCGGCGGACGGCTTGACAGTCGCCCAGTTGACGACCTTCTCACTGGAGCAGGAAGCAGCCTTCAATGACTGCGAACGGAAGAACAAAGAGATAGGAAGGGTTCTCGGGGTTAGCTAATGCCGGGAGTAAGGCTTACAGGTTTTCGCGGAATTGCCCCTAAGGTGGCACCTGAACTCCTCCCGGATCAGGCCGGTCAGATTGCGCGTAATGTAAAGCTTTACTCTGGTGACCTCATCCCGTACCCGAGACCCGCTGCTGTCGGAAGCACTGAACGCGCGGGTAATGTCGAGACAATCTTCCCACTGCATAACCCGACCACCAACGTTCTTGAGTGGCTATCCTGGGACACGGTGGTTGACATTGCCCGCCCGTCCTACTTCGAGTACGACGATGAGCAGCGGTTCTACTATACCGGCGATGGTCCTCCGAAGGTAAGCACGTATAACCTCGCGATGTCGGGCGTGGCCCCGTTCCCGAACGACTATTACCTTCTCGGTCTTCCGCTCCCAACGACTAAGTTGACAGCTACGCCGACCACGTTCACTCCGCGCGTGGTGTCTACGTTCGCCCGAAGCGCTGGCGGTATTGCGACAATCGAAACCTCTACCCCGCACGGTTTGCGTACCGGGACATATGTCAACGTCAGCGGCTTCACGTATCTGACGGGTACGTATTCGCGCACGGGCGCGACGGTCACTGTCACAATCAACAACCACGGTATTGCAACTGGTTCTAGTGTCTACGTGCAGGGCCTGACAGGCGACATGACGGATGGCGCGTACGTCATCTCCAACGTCACGGCTAACACGTTTGACTACACGGAAGCTATCAGCGGTGCAACGAGCGGCGACATCCGTGTTGATATCCAGAGCTTCAATACTCCGTCTTCGCCGGTTACGGTTGTCGATGCTTCGACGTTCCAATACTTCAGCCCCGGTTTCCAGATTGCGGAGCGCGCGGCCACTGAGGGTACGGTCGATCTCTCCGGAACGCCCACGATCAGGACGTATGTCTACACGTGGATGACGCCGTGGGGCGAAGAGTCCATTGCATCCGACCCGTCCGAGAACATTGTGGTCCGCGAGGGCCAAACGATTACGCTGACTAACGTCCCAACAGCGAAACCTACGGGTAAGTACTTCATTCGCGGCATTCGAGTGTATCGCATTCTGTCGTCTACGACGGTTGCACAATACCGATTGCTGAAAACTCTGTGGTTCCCCCACAACACAGCGTCGGTCTCGCGTACAGGTAACGTCTCGACGGTCACGATGACCGACCCACACAACATGATCGAGGACGACCGCTTTAAGATTAGCGCTTGCACAAATGCGACATTCAACGTAACTGGCGGTGTTGTTACTAAAGTTGTCGATCAGTACACGTTCAAGTTTGCGCAAGCTGGTGTCGATGTAGCTACAACCGCCGACACGACGGGCATCCTCTATGTAGACGCAGCGCAGAAGGACACGGACACCGCGCGGTACTGGGGTGACAGCACGTTCGATTTTACTGACGACTTTGATCCGACGCTGCTGTTTACGTCGCTTGCTACCGACGCGTACGACCCGCCGCCTGATGACTTGCGGGGTCTGAAGACAATTCAGAACAACATCCTCTGCGGGTTCGTTGGTAAGGACCTGTACTTCTCAGAGCCTGACCAGCCACACGCGTGGCCGGAAGAGTACATCATCACTTTGGATTACCCGGTTGTAGCTGTCGAACCGCTAAGTGGTATCGGTATGCTTGTTCTAACCGAAGGGTATCCGTTCTTGCTGTCGGGTTCTTCGCCCGACGCGTTTGATGTGCAGCGCATTGATGCGTTGTATCCATGCTTGGCCGCGCGTGGCGTTGTGCCGATGAGCTTCGGTGTTGTGTGGCCGACGTCGATTGGGCTTGCGTCGTATAGTGCGTCTGGCGGCGCGCGGATTATCTCAGATGCTATCTACGAACACGACACGTGGAACAGCGCGTATAACCTAGAAAGCTTTGTCGCTGTTTTCTACGAAGATAGCTATTTTGCATCTCACGACACCGGTTCGTTTGTCTTCAAGTACGATCAAGAGACAGGCGGTAACTTCGTCCAGTGTGATCAGATGTTCACTGCGGTCTACAATGACCCAACCGATCACTCGACCTATTTCGTGGACTCCGTAACGGATGACGTGTACCTGTGGGATGACCCCAGCCAGACGACGCAAACTCTGGAGTGGAAGTCTAAGGTTGTTGTCACGAAGGAGTACTTGAACTGGGGCGCAGCGCGCATCATCGCGGACTATGAGGAGGCCCTACCGGCGTGGGAAGAGTGGGATGAACCGTGGGGCTCCACGACGCTCGCCTGGGATGCTGGCTCTACCGTGACGTTCAGGCTGTGGGCTGAGGATAACCTTATCTGCGATTATGAGATCAACAGCAGAGAGCCGTTCCGCTTGCCATCCGGCTACCGTTCTGATACATTCGAGTTTGCAGTGACCTCTGACACTCGGGTTAGAGCTATCCACTTGGCAGAAACACCTTATGGCTTGAAGGAAGCATAATGGCCAGGAGCATTTCGAGCGTACCCCTAGAGGGGTCGTCCCCCGCGCAGATTGCTTTCTTCTCGCAGCTTAAGGAGGCTGTGGAGACATTGCAAGGTGTTCGCGGCAATTCGGGCGCTTCGGCTGTTACGGCTGATAAAATCACCGTCTCTGTACCAGTGGTGTCCAAGGTAGCTACGGATGCACAAGGCATCATCATCACTAGTACGGACGGTATTGTCTCGGCTTCCGGTCAGGACTACGTCAAGCTGGTGCTGGATGTACGCACACTAGCCCAAGACGTGGTCAATCTGCGTAACGCCCTGGCCCTTCTAGTTTCTCAGATGAGGAGTTCATAATGACTCAGTTCCGCCAGAGCCGCATGGATCGGCTGCGTACTAAGCGTCCAGGTGCGATGGACATTGACCCGTACGGGTCAGCGTCAGCGCCGGGCGGTGGCGGGTTCACCCCCATGCAAATCCTCCGCACTGGAGGGGTTCCGGGTACTATCTCGGGCGTTACTGGTGCGCAGCCAGCGAGGGGTGAGACGTACAACCCTACGACGCCTGCGCCTACCGTTGAGGCTCCTCAACCGTCTGCACAATTTGACATAAACCAAGAGTTCGTGCCCGGTCCTGTGTCGTCGGATACCGGGTTTTCGCTCAATATTGGCGGCGGTGGCCTCAACATCTTCAAAGAAGGCGGTCAGGTCGGCCCTAGCGGTAAGCGCATCCCACATACCGGCCTTAAGACGGGGCAGCAGGCACTCCAGGACCCGCAGATCGTCCGCACTCAGATGCGCGATGCGCTTAACAGCAACCCGCAAGTCTCCCAACAAGTCCAAGCAGCAGTCCAGCAAGCGATGGCGTCGGGGGAACTTACTCCGGCAGAACTACAGACGGCAATCCGTCTGGCTGAAGTCGCGGCTAACGACCCGGCAACGTGGCCGCGCATCCGCGCGTATGCAATCCAGAACGGTATTGCCGAAGAGGGGGACATCCCGCTTGAATACGATGCCGGGCTCGTCTACGCTCTTCTGGCTGTTGGCGAAGCAATGGCGGTCCAGCCTGCTCAAGCACCTGCGGGCCAAGCTCCGCAACAACCCGGTCAGCCGCAGCAGCAAGACCCCGGTGCTGTCCCCATTACCGCCCACGAGGGGGAATATGTAATTCCTAAACATGTTGTTGATATGAAGGGGAAAGAGTTCTTCGACAGGATGCTGTCTACTTATGACCCAAACCAACAGCCCAAGTAACTTTGAGCCTTTTTTCCTTAGCGACATAACCACAATTCAGCAGTACTGGCCTTTTGTCTCATTACTGATTGAAGAGTGCCTGGAAGTATCAGAGTACGAGAACACAGTAGAAGAGGTTCACGCAAGGTTACTATCTGGACAGGCGCTCTGCTTTGTAGTAAAACAGGACACGCCTGAAGGGGTAGACATCCGGCTTGCTGTGGTCTTCGAGGTACAGGCCGAACGTAAGTCCTTGATTATTAGGGCAATTGCTGGGGAAAACTTACTCTCGTTTGCTGGCCAGTTCTGGAACTACTTTATTGGGTGGGCTTACATGAGCGGCATCCGAACTTTTGAAGGTCTCGTTTCGCCCGCAGTCTACCGGCTTGTTAGTAGGCTAGGATTTGAGAAACCAAAATCTCACATCCATGTAAAGTTTGATCTGCCTGGGATAACCGAAGATGGCAAAACGTAAAAAGGGTCTAGCTGCTGTACTTGGGACGGTTGTCTCAATTGCGGTCCCTATGTTCGCCCCCGCAATTGCAGGGGCCGTTTTCGGTTCTGCGTCCATTGCATCAGCGATGGCCATTGGCGCTGCTGGCGGTGCAGCGGGTGCCGCGCTCCAAGGTGGTAATGTCCTACAAGGTGCTGTTTTAGGCGGCGTTGGTGGTGGCTTGAGCGGAGCAAGCGCTGGCCTAAACACAGCAGGCGCTGTCACTAAGAACGGCGTCGCTATCCAGCAAGGTGCATCTACTGCCGGGTTTGGTCCTCAGATGTTTAAAGCTGGCGCATTGGACTCGATCTACACCGGCACGCAGCTAGCTAGTGTAAACCCCCTGGTGTCACCGAATATCTCTTCGCTTGATCCTATCTATGGCGGTATTACGAGCGCACTTCCTCAGGGTACGGTGGCTCCGGCTTCCAACGTAGTCAACGCGCCGCTGAACGCAGCGCCGATGTACACAACGGCTGCACCTGCCCAGGCACCGACGCAAACCCAATTTACACCGCAACCGCAAGCACAACCGCAAGCGGGTCTCAACACACAGCAGTTTACGCCGCAACAAACGTACTCTGCACAACCGATGGCGCAGCCCACCGTTTCGACGATGGCCGACCCTGCGTCTTCGATTGCTGCGCAACAGGCTGCTAAGGCGGGTGGTCAAACGGCTACGCGCGTGGGCGCGTCAACTCCTGCTGCACAAACGGCAGCGGCTCCGCAACAGCAAAGCGGTCTTCGCGGAATGCTAAGTCGTGTTGATCCGAACACTGCGTTGCGCCTTGGCGGTGCGTTGTTCTCTCCGGGTGAGGCAGATATCCCTAACTACGACGATTTGTTTGCTTCGCTAAACGGCGAGAACAGCCCAGATGCTGTCAACCAGCAAGTTCTTGATAGCGCCGACGCCCAAGACGCTATGAACCGCGAACAGTTCAAGTACCAGCTTAGTCGCACGCGTCAACTCGCACAAGAAGCTGATGCAATGGACCCGCAAGAGTACGCTCGTATGCAGGCGCTTGTTGAAGGCGAGCGTGCGGGTACGCTCTCTCGTGAGCAACAGCGTGAACTAGCGCGTCGTCGCGGTCGTAACACCGGTAAGCGCGGTGCAGCAGGACAACGCCGGGCTGGACTCGATATGGCGCGCGCGACTGCGGTTGGTGATCGCGCGGGTTTTGAACGCGGCAATCAAGCAAAGCTAGCTTTCGACGCAGCCGCTAGAGCGTGGCTCCCGTCGAATTTCCAAGCGGCTGATGCGACGCGCCTCAACGTCAACACTAGCGGTATGAATGCCGCACAGCAAGAAGAGACGTGGCGTCGTCAGAAGTACGAACTTGAACAAGCCGCTGCGCAACGCGAACGCGAACGCACTGCAACGGTTGTCGGTCTGACCACCGGCCTCTTCAATCGTCAACCCGGTCAGGCTACTGAACAAAACCTCTGGCGGTAACAATGGCTGATGTGTACGTTGCGGGTCTCCGCGCTACAGACCAAATGCTCCACGGTAACTGGATGGACCGCCAGGATCGTGAAGAGCGTGCGCGCGAGATCAATCGTCAGCGCACAACTGAGCGTGTGTCTCAAGACTTCGCGCGTAACGTTCGCCCGCCTAGCGCACCAGTAGCTGGACTACAACGTCCTGCGGATATGCCTGCGGCTATCCCTGCGCCTGCGGCGGCTCAACTTGCTAGTGCTGCGCCTGCGGCAGCAGCGCCGTCTTCTGAAACTTCTAAGACTTCGCGGCAGGGATACGAGGCTACGCCGCAAACTGCGTCGCGCAGAACAAACCGTGCAGAGAATATGCCGCTACCTCCGGCGATCCCGCTAGAGCAAATGACGCCCGCACAGCGGGATGCTTATGCGCGCTATGCTGAACATGCAGTTCGTTCAGGACAAGCTCCAGGTGCTCCTGGCTCAGAAGGCCGACGCCCGATTGAACAGTTTTTTGGTGGAACGAGTAATGGCCGCAATGTGAATTTCAACACAGCGCTACGACTCGGTGCTGTGTCCACAGAGAACACTGATATTGGTAATTCGCCGTATGATACTCCGAATATCCCAGTCTCACAAATGAACTCAACGCAGCGTGCTGCGTATGCTGCATATATCAACCTCGTGAACCGTGGCGCTAACCCGCAAGCAATTGCTTTGGCTCGCGCGGATGCCGAAGCAGCGGGTGTTTTTGCTAAGGCCGACCGACAGGGGTATGCGGCTGTTGCAGCCTCTAGCCCTCAGACACCGCAATCTCGAAGCGCGCCAACACAAGAAACCGCACAACTAACGTCGTTCACGCCGCAGGGCGGAACATTGGACACGCGTAACCCGCAAGACCTTCAACGTATTGCGCAGGCTATTGGTGTTCAGCCGGGTAGCGGCTATCGCTCTCCGCAAGAGCAAGCGGGTCTTGTCGCACAAGGCGTTGGTGCTTCGTCTACTTCGTTGCATCCGCATGGGCGTGCAATTGATTTCCCGATGAGTTCATTCCCGCAAGGGTGGACAATCGAGCAGGCTGGTCAGTACGTCCAACAGCAGTGGCAGCGCGCGGGTTTCCCGCAGGCTGAGTTTATTGCACAGGCTAATCACGGCACAGGGCCTCATGTTCACGTAGAGTGGGGCGGTGCGGGCGCACAAGCCCCTGCGAGCGGTTCTCTACAATCCCCAGGCGCAACACCCCAACCCGCTGCGCCAGTAATCTTCCAAGCTGTTAGCAGTTCTCCGGAAGGTCTGCCGTTCACTGTGCAACAAGCACAAGAAGTCTACGACCAGAACCGCATTATGTTTGAAGCTGCACAACGTGCAGGCCGTGGCGACTTGATGCTCGAACCGCTGAACAACATGCGTCAAGCAAACGTGCAAGCGATGAGCGCGCTCGGATATCAAGCGGCACTAGACATGCTGCAAACTGGCAACCCAGCGCGGTTCCAACAGTACTATGGGGTCATGACCGGTGGCGGCATGATTGAGTTTCAGCCGTTCCAAGACGGCACGTTCTCGTATTCAGTCAACGGTATTGAACAGGGTCGCGGTACGCGCGAGCAGATCGCTGGCGAAATCATGGAACTCGTCAACACCGAGTACCTCCAGAACCAGCAGGAAGCGGCAAACGAGCGCAATCAAGCCCAGTTCGAGTCCAGCCTCCGTATGCGCGAAGACGCCTTCTCACAACAACTCGAAGGACAACGCGATATCACACTTGAAGCGTTCCGCGCGCAACTCGAACAACAGCGGATTGACCCGGCTAGTGTTGAGACGTTTGAGATCAACGGCGAGGGTGGCCGCGCTATCCGATACCAACGTCCGGATGGTCAGATTGTTGTTCGTGAAATTCGCCAGACTGAGGCGCGTAGCCCTGCAACAAATGGACGGGGTGGCACAACAACGGTTACAAGCCTCGGCCCCGAAATGGTTATGGGTGGACAGTAATGGCTAGCATCACCGAACTCGTAATCAAAGCGCGTGATCCGTCGCATGACCCGTATCGCCCTGCGGGCGTGCCCGATAGCTTTGCGAGGCCGCATGTTGCAAACGCTGAAAAGCTAAGTGCTCCCCCAGTGGGTAATCTTGCACCGGTTGCGGGGCTTCGACCACAGCAGCAGTTTGCTAACCCGACGCCTGCGCCCGCTGCGCCTCCAGCGCCGCCTATGTCATCGCCACCTCGTCAGCATCCGTGGGTTCCAGACGACTACCAACCGCCGCGCCCGACGTTCCCGTCATCGCAGGTTCCAGTTCCGCAGAGTGTCATCGACGGCGCATCTCGTCTTTGGGATAACGTCGAAGGGTTCGTTGAGCGTATCGGACAATCGCGCCCCGCAACACCGTCAACTGCTCCGGCCCCCTCTAACCGCCCCGGTACTCCGGGTCTTGATTTACGAAGCATTGGGCGTGACGCCACGCGGCAGATCAACGACTTACTTGGCGGCGCGCGGCGCGCAGTCGATGATTTCTTGGGCGGTCCTTCGCGCGTGGACGCACAGGGTAACGAGGTCCGTAATCAAAGCTCGTCGGCAGCACCGCTTGCTCCGGGATATAGCAACCGTGGCGAGTCTGCCCGCGTACCCATCCCACAGACCCCCGTGTCGCCGCAGGTTCTCGACGAGATTATTTCCCGTATGCGCGTTGCGCCACCCTCGGTGCATACACCCCCTGCCCCCGCAACGCCCGCGCCCGCGCCCGCGCGCCCGAGTATCAATAGACAGCCTACTCAACCCACACAGCCGGAAGAGCCTATCTCGCTGCAAGGGTACGACACGGGTATCCCCGGAGGGGACCAAGACGAGGGCTGGGTCCGCACTAGTAGTGGCTGGCAGCAACCCCGTTAATTGACATTTATGTCATGGGGTGCTATACCTCATACTCATTCTGAGCGGTATCCATGACACGACGAGCGGGTCTTTCTTTCGGTAGTCCGGTTCTGCAATCGGCGGGGTTGGGGCTATCTCCTGACCCATCAAACTCGTTTGCACCAGACCAAGTGCGTATTGGGCCGTCGTCGCTCAACCAAGCCCCCGACCCCTCACCCCTAGACGTTCCGTCTGCCGAAGCCTTTGGCGCTAGCTTGCGCTCGTTCGCTGGCAGTATGTTGCCGCAACCGATGCAGAACCGTGCGTCGCAGGTTTCCCCGCGCGTGTGGTTTAGCGAGTCCACGGGGCGTATGCACGTGGGCGACTTCACGTTCAACGAGAACAACGCTAGCGATGCTCTGCGCTCGCGCGAAGTGTTGCGTGGTCTTCAGCAAGATGTCGCCCCTCCGCAAGACGCCGAAGACTGGCGCGCGCTCGATCCTACTGAGTACGAAGCTTATCTCCACGAAATTGAGAACCCCGACATTGGCCGCGTGGCTGGCGAAGCATTCCAAACTGGGATGCGCGGCATGGGGGAAATCTACAACGCTGCGCTTATTTGGGCAGGTATCGACCGCGCGGGCGCGGAACGTCGCATCGCAGAAATCCAACAGGGTCACTATCGTGACGCGCCGTACCAACGGCTCGATGTTGCGGAAGTTGATGATCTTGGTAGCGCGCTAGAGTTTGGCGTCGCGGCCATTGCACAATCCGGCCCGTGGTTGATTGAAACTGCCATCACTGCGGGTGTTGGTGCTGCTATCGGTACGGCTACCGGTGGCCCAGGCCCCGGTTCTCTTGGCGGCACAATCGGTACTCTAACCGCACGAGAGGGCGTCAAGCGCGCTATGCGCGTTGCTGCGGGTCACTACGCTACCGCGCGTGCGGGCGGACTTACAGGCCAAGCGGCAATGCAAGCCGCGCGGCGTTTCGCTACCGAAGCTGGCGAAGAGACGCTGTTCAATCAAGGCGCACAAGCGTTCCGTGCGTTGGGTCCGCAGTTCGGCGCAGCCGCAGGTATGACCGCTGGTAACGTCATTACTGGCGTTGGCGATACGTACAACGAGATGTTGTCGGAAGGGGTAGACCCAGATGCCCCAGGTGCTCGGGAACGGGCAGCCCTCTATGGCCTAGCGTACGCAGGAGCGGATACTGCCACCGACCTCTTGCTTGGTGCTGGCGTCACTGGACGGCTGCCCGGTCTTCGCAACCCGCTTGCTCGTATCCCAGCAACTGCCGTAGGCGGCGCTGTTGCAGAGGGCGCATCTGAGCTAGCACAAGAAGCGCTTATCACACACGCTGCTGCATCGCAGACCGGTCAAGAGTGGCTCACTCCTGAGAACCAAGCGCGCTTTGTGAACGCTGCTGCGGCAGGCGCAATCCCTGGTTTTGGCGGTGGTGCCATTGCTGGCCTCCGTAACCCGAACTCAGATCAAGCACAACCCCCTGCGCCGCCTCCTGCGGCTCCATTCCCTGACTTCGGGTCGCCTCCCCCCGTTGATCCGTCGCAGCCAGCCTCGCCACTACCCGCTCCAGTGGTGGCCCAAGGACAGGTTCCGATCCACGGTGTGGGAGGCGATCCGATCCACGGGGTTGACCTCGGTGCTATTCAGCGCCGTATGGATTTTAATGCGGCCCCTCCGGGACCGACGCCTAACATCACCACGACTGGCCCCGGTGGTATCCCACTCACTGAAGCACACACGTCGCAGATTGTTCCGACTGAGCCTGCGCAACAGCAGGAGCTTCCTCTCGAAACGCCTCCGCAGCGAGAGCGGGGTGTAACGCCTGAGCTTGAAGCGCTGTATGCAAAGGTTCGTGATAAGCAACCGCTTGAGCCGCAAGAGCAAGAACTGCTTGTTCGTTTGCAGAACACTCCGCGCGAGCAACTCTCGCCGCCAGAACTCTTTGTGTTGCAAACCGCGTTTCCGCAGAGTACGGATAAGACGTGGCAGTCAGCGCAACCGGAAATGCGTCGTGCTGGTCCTCTAACGCCGCGCAGTCAGCTAGAACAACAGGGTGAGTTGCCGCTTGGCGATACACCTAACAATGTCCCTGGCGGGAAGCTTCGTAACAAGCTAACGCAACCGCGCGGTACGTTTAGTCCGCTGACCGAACGGGCGGTCAAATATCCGCAGGAGATGCTCGACACAATCCAGCGTCTTGTTGATCGCGGCGAAACACGTACGACCGCCGAAGATGCGCTTATGCGTACGTACTACGACGAAGGTATTGAAGCCGCTCACGCCGCGTGGCCGGAGTTTCTTAAGCGTCGCCAGATGGAAGTTGAGCGGGCAGGCCGTAAGGGTAGTGAGCGTGCAGAGAAACTTCGCCGCCGCGAAGAACGTCAGGCGCAAACATCTGACCCGCAATCAGGCACACCGCGACAAGCGCAAGTTGACAAGGCCAAAGTTCTCAGGAAAGGGAAGCAAGATGGCGTTCAAGAACAAACGGCAAGAGAAGTACCTCCGCGAGAACAAGCCGGAAGTAGCGAAGCAACTGGAGAAGCAAGGCCCAGCGAACAGCAAGCAGCGCCCGAAGACAAAGGGCAAGCTAAACAAGAACAAGCATCTGCCGTAGAGCCCAGCGAAGAAGCCAAAAAGCGCCTTGCTATATTGCAAAAGAAAACCCCCAGCGCTGCAAGAATGCAACTCGGCTCATGGAGAGGTGCGCGCAACAAAGCTAAGTTTGAGTACCCACTCTCAGAGAGTGATCTTGCTTGGCTAAAGACATACTATCCGGACGACCCTTCGGCCAAGACCGTCCAGTTCAAAGCGCGCGCTGAGAAAAAGGACACGCCGCCGACACAGCTACCCAACAACCGCGCGGGTATGTTCGACTTGTTCAGCCCCCGTGGTTGGAAGCAGACGCCGCGTGAGATCGGTGTTGTGGGTCGCCACCACATCGGCCCGGAAGCAATCGCGCAAGAACTCCTCAACGAACGCGCTCAACCGGTTCGTCCTAAGGACGTGCTCAATAGTTTCGTGACGGATGTTTCCGACCGCCGAAGCGTTGTCATTGACACTCAAGGTGCGTTGCACGCGCTTTCAAAGAACGGAGAGACGTGGACCGATCTTCTTGCAAACCGCGCTAAGTCAGACGCCCGCCCGTCGAATGGCGTGTTGCTCAATGCAACGAAGACGGTTGAGGTAACCGCTTCTGGTAGCACGTGGGTACAAATCCGTATCCCGGAAGACATGACGCCTAAGCAGCGCAACAGCGTGCGCGCGCTAGTACGGAAAGTGCGAGACGGAGGCGCTAAGTCAATTCTGGTCGAGCAGTACCCGAGAGACGGCTCTGACCCAACGCAGTTTCGTGAAGCGAGTGAGATCGACGCTGCACTTGGCATCGACGCTAAAGGCGCGTTCCGTCTAAGCGACACAGAGCAAGAAGACTTTATCCCACGGACTGCCGAAGAAGTTCGCGCGGTCGCTACTAAAGCACTTGAGAAGTTCGCAGTTAAGCCGGTCCTAACCGTGGCCCGTAGTGCTAGACACTTGCAGGGCGACAAGCCAACCGAGGAGACGGGCGCAGACCTCAAAGCTGCTAACAAGCGACTGACTCCTGAAGAGGGCGTCAACCCTGCGCTCTACGCAGAAATGAAGAACGCCTATCACGGTAGCCCCGAAGAATTTGACGGGAACATCGCAAAGGCCGAAGGCTACTCATTCATCAGCAGCAATGGCACGCCGCACGTCATTCTGTTTGCGAACAACATCCGTAACGATCAGCACGCTAAGTTTGTGTTGTTCCACGAAACCATTGGACACATTGGTATGCAGGCGTTCCTGCGCTCTGACGGGCGCATGGGCCTTGATCCGGAAACGGCTAAGCTCCCGAAGACACTGCGTGGAGCAGACAAGAAATCGCCCTCGCTTGAGAACGTACTGTCGTGGGTGCATACCGAGTCGCCTACGATCCGTCGCCACGTTGAAGTGTTTTCAAAAGGTAAGAACACTGACGCCGTTATGGGTCAGCGCCTGTCTGTGTGGATTGAAGAAGCTCTTGCTGACTACGCAGCAGAAATCGAAACCTCGGTTCTTAAGCGTCTTGCGTTCCACATCAAGAACTTCCTGAATGAGATCGGCGTCAAGTTCGACGACGATATGACGCGTTACGTGATCAGCCGGATGCGCCGGTATGTGCGTTACGGAGACAAGCGTACGGGTCGCGACTTCAATGCCACAAAACTCAGCCTCAATAATAGCGGTCGCTTTCGTACTGCTACTGATCCTGCTGGCCTTGAGGAACTAGCGCAAACTGCACCGGGTATGCAGGACCTTCGCGCCGGTATCTCCAATCGCGTAGGTATTGTGTATGCGATGCGAGACCAAGTTGCCAAGACTGGCGACTTCTTGTCGAATGTGCTAGAGGCTTTCCGCACGCAGGATGATGCGATCTACAAAAGCTCTGGCGTGCAAGCTGTCCTGCGCGATGTGTTCGCTGCTACGCACGAAGATAAGATGTCGGCTGTCAACCGCTACCAGCAGAACATGAAGCTCTCACAGTCGCTCGAACCGACGAGCGCGGAACGGAACGAAGCAAATGATCTACTCAATTATGCAACGCTTTATAACCACGACCGGTTCACCTATGATGACGCGGATAACTATCCGCTACTTGTTATCACGCCCGAAGGTCGTCGCGAACTTAATGCGGCGAACCTTGAGAAACTTCGTGCGGTCTCGATCCTAAAGCCTGAACAATTCAACGCGGGTCTTGAGTGGAGGACCGCTGACGGCGAAGCTGTTGCAGGGACATACAAACCTAAGAACACGATTACCGCAGACTCGGTGTCGTACAAGATTTATCTTGAGCACATGAATGCTCGCTTCGATGTCGAGATCGACAAGCTCAAGTCGTACTTTGACGAACAGGGTGGTCTTGACGACGCCGGTGTGCAGAGCTTCCTCCGCTCGTATGTGCGCGGTAAGTACGACGCTGCTGACGTTGCTTGGTTCAAGCGCGTGCAGAAGGAGTACTACGGTCTGTATTTCGAGAACGCTCGTATGAAAGACGGCGTGATCCAACTCGATAAGGACGCCACGAGGAACGCTGAGAACTTCCTGGAGGAAACGCTCAAGGCGCTGCACTCTGACCTTAAGCGCAAGGACTGGACCGACAAGACGCGCAATGCGCGCACGCGTAAGACAAAGGACGCTGACGGTAACGAGGTTATGGAACAGGAGTTCGCGGTGCAGTTCCGCGACGATGTTCGCTTTGCCGATATCATCTCGGGCATGGACCACGTCAAGCGCCTCGGCATTACGCAAGATCAACAGGAGCGAATGCTCACGACGTTCCAGAGCCTTGTGTCGTTGAGCCAGAAAGTGCGCAACGCTGAGCAGTCGGCCATCATGTCGATTGGCCGTGGCCACGTCCCGCTTGTGCGTCGTGGTAAGTATCAGACGCGTGTTGTTGCTCTCGATAAAAAGGGCAACCCGGTTCGACTCGACGCTGCACATAAGGCAGCACTTCCGTACGCACTTGCTGAGACTTCGGACGAAGTAAAGGAATACGCAGAGAAAATCCAAGAAGCGTTCGACGCTACCGCTAACAAGTGGACGATGCGCGACGATATGGGTGATCCTGTCGAAGTCACGCTGAGCGTCACGTGGTCCAAAGCACAGACAACCGGTGGCCTCACTGAGCCGGTGAGCGTTGAGAGCTTCATCAACATCGCCAATACGCTCGGTATCTCGTTCAACCAGGAAGAGATGCGCAAACTGGTCCGCGCGTTGTCGGCAGTTGAGGCTTCGATCCGTAAGCGCACTACGCGCGCGGGTACGCCCGGTTTTGATCCGGACGCAGCTAAGGCCATCGGTGAGTTTATCGACCGCACGGCATCGGCCAACGCTAAGCGTAAGCACGGTCACAAGCTGCCGGGTTATTTCGCAGAGGATAGCCTCTGGACTGGCGATAAGGCGTATCTCGATCTACTACAAGCGCGCTTCGACCGCGCGGAACAGTCAGGCAACGAGTACGGGATGCTTGTTGCTGAGCGCGACCTTGTTCAGTACGCCACTAAGTACGCAAACTCCGCAGCGCCGTCAGTAGGCAAAGAGACGTTCACGATCCGCACGCGTCGCGGTAAGCGTGAGTACAAGCTTCTTGGTGAGGGCAACAAGCATCGCGAGAACATGAAGAGCCTCGCGCGGTATTACCGTAGTCTTGAGGATATCGACAACCCGGAAGACATGCTCTCAACGGGACTTGGTTCGAACCTGAAAGTCCTCACGGTCGCCAGCACGCTCGGCGGTAACGTGCTCAACATCGCCTCTGGCCTGATGAACTTGACGGCTCTGCCGGTCAACACGACGCCGTATCTTGCGTACACCAACAAGACGACGGGCTTCGGTCTTGGCTTCGGCATTATGCGTACGACAGCGGAAATCTCCAAGGCGTCTGCCGGTATGGTCAACCCGAAGCTCTCTGAGATTGCTACGTGGAAAGACATCGTAGATAACAACAAGTGGTCGGCCAACGGGCTCGATGACTCGAACGAAGCGCTGTTCATGCAGCAGTTCACTGAGCGCGGTCTTGGCGACGCGGCTATGACCAACCAGTTCCTCGGTACACAACGCAACAAGACGACAAGTGTGGTTGTCCGTAAGGCGCTCGACTGGTGGATGTATGTCTTCGCGCAAACTGAAATGTTCAACCGCCGCGTGACGGGCTTGGCGACGTATCGTCTGCTGCGTAAGCGCCTGATCGAGAGTGGTAAGTACAAAGCCGAAGACTTCGCTGACGTGAACAGCCCGGCGTTCAAAGAAATCTTTGAAGAGGTTCGTACTGCGGTTGATGCGACGCAGGGTCAGCACTCGGTTTGGAACCGCCCTCAGATGTTCCGTGGTAACTTCCTCGGCCACATCTTCATGTTTAAGCAGTTCGTGGTCAACTCGATCCAGCTTATCGGTCGCTTGCCGCCGCAGGGTCAGATGGCGATGCTGAGCCTGTACCTCCTGATGGCGGGTATCAAAGGTCTTCCGTTTGGTGAAGACATCATGGACCTTCTCGATCTGCTGCTTCAGAAGCTGGGACTTCGCCAAGCCAGTGTCGAACTTGAGCTTACTCGTGCTCTGACTGAAGCGTTCGGCCCCGGCGCTGCGAACGTTGCGATGTACGGCGTGATCAATAGTCTCACCGGAGCTACGGTTTCGAGCCGCGTCGGTCTTGGTGATGTGATCCCGTTCACCGGGGTGTTCCGCGAAGGCGCAGACATCGGTCGCGAAGTTGAGAACGCCATTGGTCCTGCGTTCGGTACGGCTATCGGCTGGGGTGAGTGGGGCGCGATCACGATGGACGGCGTTGCAATGGTGTTGGGCCTCAAGGACGCCACGATGGGCGTTGACGACTGGTTGCGCCACGCCCCTGTCACCGCAATCCGTTCGGCCACAGAGTCCGTTGTGTTCGCTCTGGATGGCACTGTGACTGACCAGCGCGGTCGGGTTGTCTCGGAAGACGTTGCAGCTTCAACGGTCGTTGGCCGGATGCTCGGGTTCTACCCCTACGAAGCGACGCTCTCCAACAACATCGTGCGCCTTGGCCGGATCGAAGATAACTACCTGAAGGGCATCAAGGCGGATTTCGTGAACGCTTGGGCTCGCGCGCGTAGGCGCGGAGATACAGAAACGATGCGCCGTATTGAGAGAGATGTGCGGGATTGGAATAGCCGCGCGCGGGAAGCGGGCGACGATAACTTCGAGATCAAGAACTTCCGCCGTGACGCGCTGCGATCTGCCCGTGAGGGTGACCGCCCGACGATTGAACGCTACAGCAGAACGGGCGAACGTCCAGAGCGCGTCACGGAGGACTTAGTTAGGGCGTATGGGCTGGAGTAACGTCCTTATGTGTCTTGCGTTGCGGCTGGCCGTTGATCATGTCGGACGTAATAGTCCAACGCTTGTGCTTCTGACCGTACAGGCTAGGCGCTGTGACAGGCACGACCTTCACATACGGCGTGTAGAACTCGTCGCTTCTCTCAGCCCAATAGGCATCGACTCGCTTCTTGAGTTCAGTCGCTCCTTCGAGCGAGAATGCGTCCTCTAAAAACATTACTTATTTCCTTTCAAGCCTAGAGCTTTATTGGACTCACCATCTGCTTCCAGGTCGGATATGCTCTTGTCTCCGCTACCCCTTCCGCCGCTGGGGAAACCGCGCGCGCAGCACTTATGTCGAAAGCGGCCCCCAGCCCATGATTGGTTTGCACTCCATCAAACACATTGACCTTGATTGCTTCAGCAGCTTTGGCTTCTTTGATTGCCTCGTCTTTATACTCTTTGATCTTAGCGCGTTTGAACGCGGGACTTACAGACTGTAGTTCCGCGACGCGATTGCACTTCCGTCCGTAGTGATCAGCAATGTATTCTGTCACTTCCGTGCCTATGTGTTGTGGCGGGTACAGTGCTCTACGCTTATCCTCTAGGACAGCGTTAAGAACAAGCTCTTTGAAGTCCATGCTCATCTCTTTCTCTCCAGTTCTGTGATCTTAGTCGGCATTGGCAGTGCTGTTAGCATTGCTTCGTCCGCGTCGTTGAGCGCACCTGCAAGGCGTGGGTGCTTAAGATCAATAACAATAGCGTGTGACTGACCGACCTTGCTCGGGGTGTCCTTACCCATTGAGACGCGCCGCTCTCCGATTATGCATCCTGACGCCATTAGCTCTCCGTATGTTGCTTTGTAGTCTGCTCCTCTTGTTGCCAGCCACCTGCGCCAAAACCCACGGTCGATGGCAAGGGTACCTCGATCAAACGAACTACTAACTGTGGGTCGGTAGACGTCGAAACGTATGCGTATCTCGCCCCTTGGTAGTCGAGAGTGATCGACGTAAGGGTCAGACTTACCGGTATGGAGGGAAGTGACTGCGCTTTCTGCGTTATCGTTGAGGAACTCAGAGAGAAGGTCGAGCGCATCCATCTTGTTAGCGTCGATAGTATCGCGGTAAATCCCGACTTGGCCGAGAACCCACTCGGTTCCTTTTGTGTAGTCATATTTGATAAGCCCTAATTCGTCAGCAATACGAGAGCCGACATCTTGCAGAACAATGGCTAGTTCCCAGAAGCGTTCAGACCCTGAGAATTTAGCGCCATATCGCTTGTAGAAGTCTTCGGTATACGTAGCGATCTTGTCCCGGATACCGTCTTCACCAAGCGCAACGAGATAGCGGATGTACTCACGACCGGCGTGGCCGTAGTTCGCCATCAGGTGTTGGTAGATTTTCTTCCCCACCTCGGAGTTCTTACTGAACAGCTTGTGAACCGGGATGTTGATCTCAAGAAGTCGCATCATCTGCGCATCGCTGTCCAGACCAGAAGCTAGTAGCTTAGCTTGCAGTGACTTGTTAGTGCTGACTAGGACCGGAGTCGCCCACGTCTTGAGGTCACGTTCTTCTGCCGAACGATTGAGGCGTGCCTTATCACGACCCTGGCTGACCCAGTAGAGGAAGTCGCCAACGTCCTTGTCCTGCATCATCGTCGCTTCGTCGATTGTCATAGGCAGGTTAGCGTACAATCCGAGGCGCGCGAAGAGACTGTTCTGTGTGTACTTAGCAGCGAAGTGCAGCTTATCCGGATCGCCGTAGATGGACTGCACCCAGTATTGAGCAAGCGACTTACCGCCGCCTGTAGGTCCATACAGCGAGATTGTCATGCCCTTCAAACCGGAGAAGGCGAACAGTGGTGCAGCCCACCCCATGCCGAGAGAGAACATATGCCAAGGCATCTGAGCTTGTTCAAGCACTGCGGTAGCAGAAATCCATTCGTCCCTTGAGCCGCCGACGTTGTAGATATCCCCGCCTGTTTTAGACACACTCGACGCAAGCGTAGCTTTAAGCTCCGACACACTGCCGTCCGCTTCGCGCCGATAGGTGGTGTCTCCAAGGACAAACTCAGTGTGGTCCGTCTTCCAGCCCATCGAGTTGTAGATGTTCGTGAGACTACGCTGCTTGCGAAGCTCGTCCATGTAAGCGCGAAGCATAGCTTGAAACAACTCCGTCTGCCGTTTGCCGTAGAGGACAATCCCCTGGTCAGCGCAAGCAGTAGCAAAATCCTTGTGGCCTTCGGTAAGCAGGGCCTGACGTAACTTAAGCTCTACCCATCCGACATGCGGACGGTTCCAGTGGTACCGCACTACCTCGAACCCGAGGTTGTCATCGCGGCCATAGCCCACAGGGTAAATATCGAACGGACAGACGTCAATGTCTGTGTCATCTAGGACCACCTTGATCCCGTGGGTAGTGCGCTTGAACGGAGCAGGGATCGCCACAGACGAGGCTACAGCGTCTTTCGCTTCTACCGGCTGTTCAACAGCCTCGAACTGCGCACCAAGCCTCACAGGCGACGTGATCTTATCCTTGAACGGGCAGCCCTTGCACCCTCCGGGATTTGCACTATCAAACTTGGCGCACGTCGCCGGGCCGGTGGTGTTCTGTTTCCACTGCTCAAGTTTTGAAAGCGTGTTCTCTCGGTTGAAGTCCGGATGGCCAGAACTCCATTTGAGGGCTGTCGCCTCGGGGTCCTCAGTGAACGCAGCTACACCCATAAGGGCGTACCAAAGAGGCTCGCTCACCTCCTTAGGTTTGAATAGCGCCCCGCCGATCTGCTGGCACTTACTGGCTATGACGTTCGCAATAGCCGGAGGGAACTCCGTGTTCTTGACTGCTAGGTTATCCAACAACGAGGTCTTGCGTGGGGCGAACACCCGGCCTGTCAGCTTCTGACTGAATGTATCCGGGTCAACTAGCTCTCCAGCAAGCAGCACTCTTACAGGCCGAGTGGTACCCTGGTGGAGCGTACCTACAGGCCGGAGGACTCGGGCGACGTCTGCTGGCACAGCAGGGTCGATAATAAGCCCAGCGTCAATAGCTGACTGCTTGAGAGCCGTGGCGATAGGGAGCCACACTGAGGGCTCCAAGGCGCGCGTGAGCGGCCAGTACACGTGTAGTCCGTTGCCAGATGACACGATGGTCGGTTGTGGTAGCCCGGTCTTGTCGATGTACGCGACGAGCGCCGTGAGCGCTTCCTTTCTGTCTGCGTAGCTATTGGACTTTTTGCCGACGTCGATATCGAGAGCGAACAGCTTTGTGTGTTGTACGTTTGCGCCCTTACGGGAACCAGCTTCTCGGAACGAGGACACGGCATAATAGGCGTCAGCACCTGACTCGCTTATCAGTTGAACAAAGTCAGCCAAATCTTCGAGTGCTGTGAAGTATCGCTGTCTGAAGCCGCCTTTGTTGTTGGGTGTAGCTGCGCAATAGTAGCCGCTCGCTGGGAGTACATGTTGCAAAAACTCCAGCGTATTCATAGTCACCTACAAGAGAGTATGAGGGGGGCCGAAGCCCCCCATTAAGTTTGCTTTTCTTGGTTACGAAGTAAGGCTAGCTCGCCTTTGAGAACTTCAAACCGATAGTCGCTTCTGGCTCCGATAATATCCCCGGAGGGCCATCCGCTAGTCACCACAAGGTGAGCACACTGTCGCACTGTTTTCTTTATTTTCTCTAGCCGCCCGCTACTTGGTGTGGATTTTCCGTTGAGGTAATTGTAATACGACTGACGGGTTACACCAAGTAGCTCTGCGAACTGCGACGATGTGAGTAGCATGTTCCTACGAAGCGTCTCTACCTGCTCAAAGTTGAGAGGTTTAGCCGTCGTCATCCATGCTCTCCAGCAAGCTCTTGACCTTGTCGGTGAGGTCCGAAGACTTTACAGTCTCGACCGGTGCGGGCTCAGCTTTGACAGGCTTGCCAAATCCCTTCTTCGGTGTAGGTTCAGCAGCTTCGGTAACTGCTGCTTCTTTGACAGGCTTGCCAAACCCCTTGGTCGGCGCAGTCGTCTGTTCGACTTCAACGTCAATCACCTTTGGCGCGGGGGCTTCCTTGACGAGAACCGGCTTAGCAACGTCAACCGATTGCAGCGGCACTCGATCTTCACCAGTCACTTCGCGGACACTGTCGCTACCGAACAGCTTGTCAACTTCCTCTTGCGTCTCGGCGTCGATGAAGCGCGCGAAGCGGAACTGCAACTTCGGGAACGACGCGTCCGTGTCGAACGACAACTTCGTAACGACAACTTCCGCAGGGATACCTTTGGCCGACAACTCCTTGTGGTATTGGTTCAGACCCTTGAGCGCCGCAGGCGTGACACTAAGCAGATAGATCGTACCGGTCGGGTCGTTAGCGGCCACGATGGCAAGCCGCTTCATGTCGGAGCAAGCTTTCAGCTTCTGACCATTGTCCGCTTGGGCAGAGCCGAACACGTTCTTCGGACACACCGCGCAGCGGTCAGCTTGCGGGGACTTAGCATCCGAGTCAGGCGTGATGCCGTTGCTAGACATGCAGTCTGGGGCCGTAGGCTCATCGCCCGGCGACCACTTCTTCTCATACCACGCCTTAGTGATGTTCGGGTTTGCACCGACGATGATAACGTCGAGCGTGGTGTCAGGAAGCACGAACTCAGTGCCGTCTTCGACAATGCGGAAGCGCGAGCCCTTGAGCGAAATCTTCGGGATCGACACGCCGCTGCTAATACCGCCAGTGACGGCGGCACCGAGGCTAGACGCTTGGCCCATACGCTGCTGGATATGTGCAGGCAGGGCGATGTTGGTAGGGACGAGAGACGTTCCAGTCATGATGGTTCCTTCTAGGCTTTACGAACAGTGATTTCCATACGTTGTGTATAGTTCACTCCGGGAGGGAGCGGGAGATTTTCGTTGAGGTAGTTGCGGACTGCTGTTTTGTTGACGCTTTTGTTGAGCAGTTCGTATGCGTCGTTCTGTTTGATGAAGTCGATAAGGTCCTCCCAATTAGCGACGCTTGTTTGGTCAACGGTATTGCGGAATGCCGTACCGTGTTGTGTCTTGTATGAAGTTACCCCGTCAGCATCCATCTTCTGGAGAAGGAAAGCTTCTAGTGTTTCCATGTTGCCGTCGATGATAGCCAACTTCTCCTTGTGCTCCTGCACAAGCCGCTCTTTCTTTTTGCGAAGTTGTATGTATTTCCCGATGATATCATCGAGTGTCATTGCTGCACTCCATCTGTGCGAGTCGGAGGCGTGTTTGGTTGTTGTGTTCGACCACGGTAGTGACGGCTATGCATACAGCAATGATCGAGCAAACAACTGCCATGCTTACGTCGAACATCTAGCCCCCCAACTCATCTTCATGGTCCCATTCCTCAGCAGACTCAGGCGTAAGCAGGATGGCCTCATAGTCAGAGTTGTTCTCGGCGGCTTCACGCCACGTTTCATATGCTGCCCTCTCGGCTTCATCGAGACTCTCAAATTCTTCGACAGTAGTCATATCGCCGTAGCCGGTATTATATCTGATGATGTACTTAGGCATTTAGTGCTCCTCAAGATCAGCAGGCGAAAACTCGAACACCCCAAGGATGTTCTCTCGCCCAAATTGAAATTCAGCGGCGTGTTCCTTAGTGTGGAACTTCATCGCTTTGTCTTTGTCGGTAGTGTATACACGAGTGCCGTCTGCAATAGCGTGGAGATAACTCTCGCCATCGTAGAGAACGAAGTGCTTAATCATACAACTCCTCCTTGAATAATGTCGAGCAGGACGCCCTGTAGTTTCTGCTTGTTTTGCAGACGATCAAACAGGCGGTGCTCTAACTCCGTTGCTTCGATATGCACAACGACCGAAGACTTCTTTTTACCAATGCGTTCAATGCGGCCATTGGCTTGAGTGTAAACCTCGTTCGATGTTATGGGACCATACCACACAATAGTTGACGATGCTGTCAAAGTCAAGCCGTGAGCCATTGTCGCGGGGTGAGCAAGCAGCACATCTAGGTTGTTTGTATTCTGGAACTCGTGGAAAATTCGGTTGCGTTCGTTTGCCGAAACTGCGCCGTTCACCACGCCAACCTTGTAGCCAGCTTTGGTTAGTTCGCGGTTCAGCATTTCAAGAGCGCCGGTCAGTGGCGCAAACACAATGACCTTACCGCCTGCTTCTTCAATGACCTCCTTCACAGCGTTGACACGCGGGGCGCACGGTAGCTCTACCGTGTTCGAGTTCTCGTCATACGCTACGCCACACGCGATCTGAATAAGCTTCTGGCTTTTCACTGCCTCGTTGGCAGCGCTGATATCACCAGACTGTAGCTCGATCAGAAGATGCTTGACCATCGTCTTGTACGCGTCTTGTTGTTCCTTAGTCAGAGGAACCTTGCGCGTTTGGTACTGCGTGTCGGGCAGGTCGAGACACTCGTCTCTTGAGTATCGCACACTTGGATGCAGCACTTTGCTGACAAGCTCGGGGCTACTCGGTCGAGGCACGTACCTATACGGCCCAATTTTCATCATCACCTTCTCACGGAAGCCGGTATACGTCTCCGTAAGCGCCGGGCTTTCGATGAGTTTGGCTAGCGTCCACGCATCAGTCGGTTCGTTTGGCGTTGGCGTACCCGTCATAAGCCACAGTCTGGCGTCCGGATTGTTGGCCATGTACTTGCGTAGGTACTTAAAGCGATCCGTGCTTGGGTTCCGAAGGACCGCAGCCTCGTCCACCAAAACAAGGTCGAACATCCCCTGAGCTTCCTCAGAAATAATCTCGAACCCGTCGTGGTTGATGATGTAGAAATCTACGTTCGCTTTGAGCAGGCGTTTCCGCCGTGCTGCTGCGCCGTACAAGACGACACTTTGGCGCGCGGGGAACCCCTTAAAAATTTCGTCAGCCCATACTCGTTCAAGCGTGGAGAGCGGCGAGATGATCAGACACTTACGGACAAGACCCTCACGCATGAGATAGTCAGCAGCCCACAGCGCGCTGGAAGTTTTTCCCGTGTTGCCGGTTGCGAATATGCATCCGTTGCGCCTAAGTAACAAGAATGTACTAGGCACCATAAAGCAGTACTTATATCCGTCTGTTGACGGCTGTTCGTATATAGTTTGCGCTTTTATCCCGTCTTTACTTATGCCTCGCACATATAGCAGCGCTGCTTTGTTTCTAGCATATACAACATAATCAGTGCCACCATTGCGGATATGTTCTGATAGTGACGCCGTTCGACCAGTGGCCGAGAATGCGTACTGGATAAAGTCTGCCGATTCTTTGTCTCGACTAAAGAAAGCAACGCCGCCAGCTTTGCGAAACGATCCGTCCCAATGCCCGATCTCAGATGTAATAAGCGTAAGCTGCTTTTGTGTCGCTGCCCACGCCCACGCATATGACTTTTCCGCCAGCGGCGCGTCGAACGTAAACGCGGTAAATCCTTGTGCCGTTGCCGTATCGTTACTACACTCTTTCCAGGTAACACCTGCCGCTGCTAGCAACATGCGGAGCCTGTCTTTTTTACGTTGGCGCTTGAGTCGCACAACGCAACGGGTCCGTGCGGGGCTCGGCAGGTGTCCGTCTGCACACACCGCTACTTGCAGTTGGAGTTGTGCATCTGTGAGAGCAACACCTGCGCCACCCCCAGTACAGGTAGTTATGATACGCCCGCGCCACCCTGTTTTACAACGATCATGTGTAGCTAGCACGGATGCCGCAGAGGTTACTTGAGGCTTACCGAGAGCGTCTGCATAAAGAACGCGGTGCTCAGGACTAAGTAGTTGGTCTACACCGTAGTGCGTTTTAAATCGAATCATATTCGCGCACGGCTTTTTTACGAAAGCATCCGGCTCTACAAATTCTATAGCTCCGGTGTGGGGCAGATACTGTGCTACTGCGCCACTTGTGTAATCGGCAATGCGCCGCCAACCTTGAGGCGTAAGGTATTCTGTATCCGCGTCCACACAACCAATATCGTTGAGGACGATGGCCTTCTTGTGCATGGTAAGGAACGCGGCAGTAGCGCGTTGATGCACGTAGGGTGTGAACCTACCGGGCCAGTCGTAGTAGTGCTGGATAGGCGCTGGCGCATCAATTCCCAGATTACGAAGCACTCTAACTTCGTCGGGTTTATGCGGTACAGCTAGGAGGTTGGGATGGTCGGGAGATACTTTGGCCGAAGGGATCGCGTCAGTAATTCGTGACGGGTCCTTCACCTTCAGGATTAGTGTCTGCTTGTCTTCGACGACAATCACGGATAAACTCGCGCACTATCTCTATGGTGCGTTGGTCGTAGACCAAGAACCAGACGCCACCATTCGCACGAATTTGCCTAGCAGCTTTTAACTGTAGCTCGGTCGGCTTCTTGGTGGCGTCGGCCTTAGCTTCCACGCCAACGTACAGACCGCATACACAAAGTACACGATCTGGTGTTCCTGATTTCCCGTAGGGGCCTGCCTGTGGCTTGTCCACATACACGCCCTCTTCCTTAAGCATCTGATCTAGCTTGCGCTTGATCTTGCCTTCGGGGGTATCAGCCATAGTACGCTATCCGTGTGTTGATGTCAAGGGGTGAAAGTGTTATCGCCCCGCAAGAAAGCGGCCTTCGCTTTTGCTTCGAGTACAGTCGAAGCCAGTACAAGCTGGGCCACGGTCGCGTTCGTCCACGAACAGACGAAGTTACCGTTCTTGATTGTCACTACGAACATAGCCTCAAGGTTGTCCACGTCTTCGAGTAGCTGGTGGATCAGAGTTTTCGGCTTCAATTCCGCAGTAGGGAGCGCAACAATAGTCGGCTCGTCTGAGCCCTCATTACCGGGTTCCATTATTTCCTCTCCTTAGTTTTCTTATTTGCCCGAACCGGGGTTTTCGGAGTAGCCTCGTCGATAAGCTCGTCGATACACCGCAACGCCTGGGAATGATCGCCCGTTACAAGATGACTCATGGCAGACCCGATACGGGCCGGGAACCACGGGCGGACCTGCAAAATAAGAAGCTGAAGTTCTTCATCGTTGTGTGGGTCCCAAGCGGGGTACACCGCTTTGCCTTCGAGGTGCTTCTCGATAGCAGTCTCAATATGCCACCGGGCTTTCTTCAGGTCTTCAACGTACGTACCTTTGTATCGACAGCGCCACAGGTAGTTGAACGTTTGGGCTTCATGGCCCGGCATACGGCCACTGATTTCGTGCGGCTCGATTGGGAGCTGAGCGTAGTGCGGCGGACTGTTGATCATATCGACGTTTGTGTCTGACATCTGTAACTCCTCTTTATGGAAATACCCATCGAAGTCAAGCTCCTGTTGACTCTCTGGGGCGTGGGGGTCTTTCACGACAGCACCCCCTTCATAGGCCGTGTGGCAATGCGAGCCCGCACTGCACAGTCTTTGGCTTCGATAAGTTTGCGGAACGCCGTCGTACGCTCTGCGTTCTTCGGAAGCTCATGCAATAGCGACGCAGCCAAACCCGCGAACCGCGACGAGATTTCTTTCAGGTGCGGTGGAAGATGCTCGAACGCAAAGAACTCAAGGATCGGTTCTTTGTCAAGTTCTTCGTCAGTGAATAAACTCATATTACCTCCGTCGTCTTTTGTCTGCAAACATGCATGTGTCCTGCGCAGGACACCAGTTGCATAGCGGCCCTGACTTGGCGGGCCACACGCCTGCTTCGAGCGCGTCTTCGATACGCTCGGTTTTTTGATGAAGCTTCCCTAGTATTGCGTCAAAGTCTGCCCTCCTGTATGTCTCCATGTCGGTCTGCTCGTCCTTCAACCACAAGAAGCCGGTCTTACAAACCTGAACCTTGGGATAGTGGATGAAAATTTGCAGTGCCGATAATTCCAATTGGAAGAAATCAGGGCGTCGCGCCCCGGTTTTCCAGTCTAAGCTGAATGACTTGGTGCCGTCGATGATAGACACGTCGAGCTTAGACCTTAGCCAAGCATCAGCATCCCACCAACCAGTGGGTACAAGGTCTTGGTTGAGGACTAATTCGAGTTCTGCGTCCAGTCTACCACTCTTAGCAAGAAGCGCTTGGCACGTCCCTTCAAACTTCTTGAGGTAGTCTGGTAGCGGTGTCCCGTCTTTTAGACGTAGCTCGAACGCTTTGTGTACGCGCTCGCCATAGATCGACGCCTCTCCCGGTTGCTCCTTAATCTCTTTCGTGATGCGCTGCTTGTAGTACCGCAGCGGACAGTTGTCGAACATCTTGAGAGAGGAGTACGAGTGTGCGAGCTTGTGCATTACTCACCATGTAGTAAGCAACGGGAGGACCGAAGTCCTCCCGCGCCGTTGGCGGCTAAACCTAAGTTGGCTCCCCGGAATTTAGCCGTTACTGATTAGCGATTGCCGCCGTTGCTATTCGTCAGCGTATTGCGGTTATCGTTAGAGTTATAATTGGTGCTGTTGTTTGCGTTTGCGTTAACAGCCGACTGCCCTTGTTGCTGACCCTGCAATTGGCCTTGCAGTTGGAACGCGCTTGCATCAGACGACGAACGCGACGACGAGTCAGCATCCGAGAACGAGCCAGACACGTTGACCGAAGTCACATCTGCATTGGTACGGGTCGAGCCACCGGTAGCAGAAGAGGAGCCACCGTTAGACGACGTGTCGTTGGAGTTGACAGTGGTCTCGTTGTTGCTGATACGTGTAGGACGGAGGGCCGCTGCGGCGGCAACGGGCGACAGATAAGCAGCAGCGCCCACGCCCGATGTAGTCTCGGGGATGCCGATGGCCACGCACGTAGGACTGCAAAGGAACAGAACCTGGGTGCGAGTCGAGTGGCGAAAGAAGCCACCGGTATGGTATTCCACGGCAACAACTTGCTGACCGTCAGGCAGTGCTTGCGCACTGGAACGGATACCTTCTGCAAAAGCAGTGGACGCCGACGCGGCGAACAGAACGGCTGCAATAGCCAAACGCTTGAGAGTTTTCATTTTATATCCTCTGATCTTCCAATCCTGAACACAGTGTTCAGGAACCGTTGTGAACTTCTAGGTAGTTTCTCTCTGTCAGGTAGCTGTAATCGAAGGCCGTTAGGCATTACGATATAGAACCTGTCTTCTGCGAAATTTTCGTAGCACACTCCCCAGTCTGCGAGCCACCGTAGTACACTGCGGTGTTCGTTTGTCAGACCCTCCGGCCCATGCTGCATTAGCACTTCACAGAGCGGCTCCCATAACCGAACTGTATCGAGCAACTTAATTGGGTCATCTTTGTCCTTACCACCGCCAAACATAATATTCGGCGGTCTCGGTTTTGGCCCAAGAGTAGTATAGCTCATTTTGCTTCCCCATAACTCCTACCGACGCCGCTTTCGCAAGCGACAGGTAGGTCAAGAGCCCAAGCTGGAGGTGTGCTCATTACTTCTTCAAGAAATCTCCGTGCCTCTTCTGCCTCCTCTTCTCTGACGATGATAACAATTTCATCGTGAACTTGTAGAACGACGCGGTATCGTTTCTTGATACGCACCATCTGTTCCTTGATGACTGCTTGCGCAAGATGCTGTACCACATTTTCTACAGCCTTCCCGCCAAAGATGTGATTAGCTTGACGTCGAGAGTCGTAGACTAACCCGTCGCTTGTCTTGCGTAGGTTGTTGTAACGGATAAACCCACCGCATGGCGTGATGAACCCGTCGCGAGTGAACATTAAGTCACGAGCACCCTTAACTGTACCAATAACATGACCGGCAGCCATGCACTCAAGTGCGTGGTCAGTGTTCCACCAGAGTTCTTTGATCTTATTGTTCTTCTTGCGGTACAGATCAACGATACGCTTCGCTTCGTACTCGTCAACAATAACAATAGGCCCTGATGTACCGGACGCTAGCGTCGTCCTAAACTTAGGCGGACCCATCTGATACCCGAGGCCAAGCACACAAGTCTTACCTACGAACCGCTCCTCGGTATTTGCCTTAGTGATAGACCTATTATAGACGTTAGTCGCGAACTCGGAATACACGTCGCGCTTATTGCGGAACGCATCGAGCAAATCGTCCTGACCAGCTAGCCAAGCTAGCACTCGCGCTTCAATCTGTGACGAGTCACATACGATAACGACATGTCCGTCAGGAGCCTTGAGTGCATCACGGATTGCGCCGCCTCGCGGCAGGTTCTGTAGGTTCTGCTTGTCGCCACCTGAAAACCTTCCGGTATGCGCAGCGTAGTAATTGAGCATGATTGGCAACGGACCACGGTCAGCGATACCCATGAACCGTTGAGTGCGAGTCTCTTCGATGGTGGACTTAACACCAAGACGCGCGGCTACTATGTTCTGCACATCTTCGTTCGGGTGTTCGAGCAGTTCCTGGAACGCCTTATCGCTCTTGGCAAAGGCCCACGCAAGCTTGCCCGTTTTAGGGCTGATCTTCTTCGGGGGTTGCACGCCCATTGAGATAAGCTCTGCGGCGAGCTTGTCGTTTGACATGATGATGTCGCGGTCAGCATCCACTCGCGACATAAGCTCAGCTTTCTTAGCCTGAACATCGCTCAAGTGGCCAGCCAGTAGGTTCTTGTCCAACACAAACGTCGGTTCTGTGAACATGCGGATGGTCTGGTCGATGACTGAAAGCTCTACCTTGTTGAACGTCGGCAGTAGCTCGTAGAAAATGCTGTACGTTAGATCAACGTCGCCAATGCAGTACCTCAGGTACTGCATCTTCTCGGCAGGACTGAAGTCTTTTGCGCGTTTGCCTTTTGCGTCGTGGACCTCGGTGCCTTTCTCACCTATCTTAAGCTCAGTAGCCAGAGCTTTCAGAGATACACCTACCGTCTGGCTGTATCTAGGACGACCCATAGACAGAGTATCGAACCAGAGCTTCGGCCTAATGCCGTACTTCCAGTTAAGGATAGCACCGTCGAACGCTGCGTTGTGTGCCAGTGCTGCACAATTCTCCCAGTCGTATTGACGGAGGAAGGGACCTAAGTCCTCCTCCCAGCACCATTGCGTAGGCTCGGCGTTGAACTTAACGCCAACGCAGATAGCCTCAAACCTCGGGTCGCGGATGTACTCCTCAGTCGTCATCTTACTGAGTGAGTAGTCCTTGTCATAGAACGTCTCGAAGTCGAGTGTGATAATGTCCATGCACTACCGACCTTCGTACCCGCTAGAGTGGCCAGAAAGAGTGTGGTTTCCGGTGCCATATTCTTGCCGTAGGTCTACGCGGCTGCCGCCTTCACCGTCCTCATACACCGTTCGGGACCTTACAAGAGACGCATGTTTATAGCTTATGGGACCGTCGAGTCTAGCCTTACTGTTCTTAGAAGCAGCACTGACGTTCTCTTTTCCGGGAGGCGTCCAGCCCTGCTTGATGAGGTAGTCCCGCGTCACTTCGTCAGGCCCATGCTCAGCTACGATAGCCCAATACGCGGACATGATGCGCTGCACTTTTTCAAGGTTCGCTGACCAGTACATAAAGGTCTTCCACGAAATCATCCGGATCACTCTGTCAGCCGGGTCTTTCACGCCCTTGAGCACACTCTCAAGGGACTCACGTTCGTTAGCCATTGCGCATCCACTCCGCATCCGGTTCTTGCAGAAGAAGAACCTCTTGTGTTTCGATGGTGTACCGGTACATTTCCGGTTGCTCCTTACTGTCTATGTCTAGCAGTTTGAAGCTTAGTGTAGAGCCCCAGTCTTTGTTGGGGTCGTCGAGCTTACGCTCTGCGATGTACACGCCAGCGGCGTACTGTATTGCGTAGTCACGCTCTTCGTGCATCACCATCATGAACGGTTCTTTTGTGAACTCGAACTCAGACGGGTACTTAATCCATGCCCAGTAGGCCATCAGTTTACTTTCTCTGGTACCAGATATTTGGGGTAGAAATTCTCAGTGAGGTTATCGCCTAGCTTCCCTGCACCGAAGAACACAGGCGCTGGTGTCATACCAAACGCTTCTTCAGTTTTCACTTTATAGTCCTCGAAGGCTTCGTTGAGATCACTTCCCTCCACAGCTAGAACACAGGTGTGCGTCCCTGTATTGAACACCACAACATATCCGTGTTTACGTTTACGTTTTGTCATTAGTTTTTCCCCGTGAGGTTCCTGATCATAAGCGTGCCACCGAGTTCGGTCAAGGCATCGCTGTCTAAAGTTGGGGGCTCTACCTTGTCCTGTTCTTTACGGGTTTTGGCTGGAGTTTCTTTTTGGTGCTGTTCTTTCGCGTAAGGAGGGAGCAACTCCCAAAGTGCGGGCCACTCTTTAAGAGCGGGGGATAAGCTTTTGTGTTTCATCAACAAGGCAACAGCAGCGTTACCGGCTTTCTTTTGTGCCTGTGTAGCAGCACTTACGCCTGCCTCGTGCTCTTCTAGCCACCTGATGAAGTACCCCCATCTCGCGTCTAACTTATCAATACAAATGTATCCGTCATAGTAACAGTCGGCCATTAATCCAGACACATACTTATCGAAGGCGACAGGCACACGATATCCAGCTTTGTCCGTACTGTGTAGTGTGACTGAGTGGCTAGTATAGTCTACTCTAACTCTGAAGGATCGTGTGTATCGAAAGAAGCAAGTAGGCAGTTTATTCATCTTATCCTGCACGTCCACAGGCAAGAGTAAGTTGTAGACCTCCTCAAACTTCCCGTCCGGGATACGCTCTGCTTCGTTGACCTTGCCTTGATACGCGGCCTCAGCGCTTCGACGAACGAACCCAATAAGCTCTTTCGAAATTCTAACTACAGCCATGTAAGCCTCAAAACATATACGTGATTTCACCCCAAGGGGCCTTGCCTTCGTGCGTGGAAACCCACAACACGGGATACTCCGGTTCGGGACCGAAGTCACTGCACATCAAGTCAGTCAAAACGACACACGCAACCGGCGTGATATTGTGGTTTTCGATGTACTTGAAGATTGGGCTGAACGCTGTGCCACCGCCGCCATGCGGGGCGATCATGATGTCTTCCCCTTTTTCGAACTTGTCGTAGTGGCACACCTCACTATCGAAGTACACGATGTGCAACGTAGTCGGCTTGACGTTCTCGCAGATCGAACGGATTTCCGCAGCGAACTCGTTGAGTTGCTTCACCCCGATGGAGCCAGAGCAGTCGATGGCAACAACCATCGGACCCATAGCCTCGCCGTCCTTGGACGGGAGATACATACCCTGTTGCACGAAGCGGCGATTGGGGCGAGCCCAAGTGCGGTCATCATCTTTCTGTTTGATAACAAACCGTGCAAGCACAGTGCGCCAATCAACTTTAGGGGTGAGGACCTCGTCAACAAACCGGGCTTGCGCAGCAGACAGTTTGCCTGCTGCCTTGGCCATCTGAGCAGCGCCAGCCACACGGATTTGCCACTCGGCTTCTGCTTCGGCGTGGTTGCCTGTCTCGTCGGTCATGTTGTCGTGCGACGCCAGTTGTTTGTCCTTGCCGGAACCGCTGCACCCTGCGCCCGCTTCACCGATGTTCTTGTTCTCAAGCGCATTGTAGATGCGCTCGGTGATACCGCCGTTATCCTTGAACATCTGAGGTTCGAGGACACCACAAGCAGGCATCCTACCAACACCGTCGTCGGTCAGCATCTGGTTGATCACAATATCAGCAGCGACGTTCCAGCGACGGGGCTCACGCGATTGGCGACGCGTGGTATGGTGGAACATGGGGTGCATAGTCTCGTGAGCAACGAGGAAGATAAGTTCCTCGTCATTCAGAGAGTTGACAAACCCCGGATGGAACCACACCTTACGGCCATCGGTTGCCGCAGTTGGCGGACTGAGGTCCTCCTTGATTTCGAACTTGAGGTTGAGCATGAGGTTGCCGATGAACGGCTGACTAATCAGCAGTCGGCTACGAGCCCTCGCCAAACGGTCTTCGATACTACGGTTAGACATTCTTCTTTCTCCGTTTCTTCTCTGGTTTCTCTGCAACGGCAAGCGCTGACACGTCTTCGAAGCTGATCTCGTTGTACATCAGTGTCTCAGGATCGAACTTGAAGAACAGCACAGCGTGTCCTTTTGTAATCTGTTTGAAGCCATAGGCCGTCACTGATGCAGCGCTTACGAATTTTGTTCGTGAGCCGTCGTATAGTTTAATACCGGGGTCGGGGCCTGTCGAGTTTCCCTTAAACGCAAGCATAGCATATGGCCGCGCCGCGCCTTTCTCTCTAGCCTTTGCCAGCGCTCGGTACGCAGCGAGTGTCTTTGCGTTAAGCCATACGTCTTCGATAGACACCCTCGTGTCGCGCCGCTTGGTCTCCCGATTATACATCAGGTAGTAGTACTTACCGATCATGTGCCTGCTCCGATGTAGGCTCGCATCCTATCAGCGAGCTTGGCCGCACTAGCCGCAGCGTCTTGGCGCTGCACAGGGTCAGTCCGCAGAACGTCCGGAGTAAGAGAACCAAGCTCCGAGTAGACACGGTTACGCATCTCTTCGATCTGCGGATCATTCATGTAGTTGAGCTTGCCAACGAGGTCGCAAAGCTCACGTGTCCCTTCGATCAAACTCGAATGGAAGATCGCAGAAGGGTCGGCCATCTTGGTTTTAATGGTATCAACCCGTTCAAGCAGACGGTCCCAGATGTTACGCTGCGCAGCAACACCGGCTTCATTGAGGCGCTCCTCAACGCTGCGTCTGATCTCCTCAATCTCGTGTTCACCGAGCGACACTCGAAAATCCGTCGATGGTAGCGGCAGATACGTCACCCCAATACGGAACTTTCCCCTGATGTCGCTAGCATCAGGGTACTCGTTAGCGTCGAACAGATCACGAAGATGAGCTTGAGCCTCACCAACAAGCCGAGGGTACTCAGCAACGAACGCATCCACCAGTTGCTCCCAGTCTTGCACATGGGGCGAGAGCCCCGTCTGAAATTCGTGATAGTGCTTAGCCGGAAGGATGCGAGTGCCGTCCATACCCCAAGGGAGGGTGTTGGTAGCGACGTAGTTACGGATGAAGGCCGTCTTGGCGATGACTTTAGACAGCATGTCAGTGGAGGGGAGCAAGTCCTTATTGTACCTCCCGACACGGCTAGCGACACCGTGCGTTGCGGCGATCTCCTCAGTACGACGTTGGTCAAGTTTGCGTGCGGACCACTGGCTTGCGTTAAGCTGCACCAGCAGGGCCTTATCCGTAAGGCTCATGTGTTTTACTCCTCTGTGTGGCTTTGTGGTTACGCGCCGTTCGACAGGTAGTACGAGTGCTTGTTGAGGAAGTCAAGGAAAGCGCGGTTGAGCATGATGCCCACGCGTTTGCTGTCCCGCGAAGCCGACACCGAGATGAGCATTGCGAAGAGCGTGCCGAACTCAGGATCGAGGCGCTTGATGAACGTGAGGATATCCTCAATGTTCTTGGTGTTGGCTTTGGCTTCGAGCGACGTGACGATGGCGTACTTGATATCCATTTGCGTCGGGACCTTGTACGTCGCCGGGGCCTTGATGATATCATCCATGTCCGGGAGTTCCCGGTACACTTTCAGATACGCAGCAAACTCAGCAGCGGCACCCTTACCGACAGCACCGACGATGCAGTCGTACTCTGCTTCCTTCGGAACAACGTCGATGATAGCGCTCACACCCTCAGTCCACGAACGCGGCGTCGGGTTGATATCGTTCTCAGGCTTGAAGCCGTTGAAGTGCTCGACTTTGAAGCGCAGGAACGAGATAACCTCACGGCGCACACCGTTCTCGATGGCCCAAGCGGACCAGTCGTCGAGGTGAGCATCGAACTCAATAACCGTCTCACGGTTACGGACGTGAGACAGCACCTTGTTAGCACCGGCACGGTCAGTAGTGCGGTTGCCAGTGGAGACAACCATCCAACCTGCGGGAAGAGCATGTCCGTGCAGGGTACGAGCCTGCATGATGTTGGCCAACACTTTCTGCATGTCGGCGCTGGCTTGGTTGCGGTCGTCGAAGCAAAGAATACCCTTGCTTTGTGGGTCCTGAGGGAACCACTTCGGCAGCTTGTAGTCGAACGTCGTGTCAGACGTGGACATATCCGGCACACCGAAGTCTTCGACAGGCATGGTCGGGAGGTGCATCTCGATGTAGTCAACACCGAGTTGGTTGGCCGCTTCGCGGACGATAGCCGTCTTACCGATACCCGGAGGACCTTCGACGCAGACGACACGGCGGATCGGATAGAGGCTCTTGATGGTTTGGATGATAAGTTGAGGACGCATTGTACAGTTACTCCTTGCCTGTGTGGTTGGTTAGATGAGGAACGAAACGAGGTAGGCCATCGCCCAAAGATAGAGGGCGAAGAACACCTTCACTAAGAGCACTGCCCAGTAGTAGGACAGGAAACTGCCTGTGTAAGTGGTCCCTTGCGGGGTGCGTGGTATAACGACGAGGAGCATCGACGCCCAAGACGCGAGCAACGAAACCCCGAACGCCTGCCAGTAGCCAAGCGGGACTGCGCCAAGGATTGTAACGTAAGTGTTCCAGATGTACTGGAAGCACCCACATAAAACAAGCGAGGTCCCTAAGGACCCCACGAAAGCGAACAGGTATTTCAACGCTAGTCTCCTATGTTATATGAGCTTCATTGCGGATGCAAGTTTCTCGTGGTTACCTAAGATTGCAGGCTTCGTCCACCCGGTATACTTGCTAACCGGTTCTTGTTGTTCGCCAGCCGGGGCGTAGTACCCCAGGCCAATGAGGTTGAACCCCTCGTTGACTGAGAAGATCAGGTCTTCGGCCCGTCCGATAGCGTAGTCGCTGTACGTGCTACCGAACTTCTTGCGGGCTGTCTTGATCGACGCCTTTGCGAAGGCCATCTCTTTCGAGAGGAACAACAGTTCCTTCACTAGCTCCGACTGTTTGATTGTTTTCTTCTGGAACTTCCCCATTCTCTTTCTCCTCTTGCTGTTTGAGATAGTTGTGGACAACGACGAAGACGACGAACTCTGAGTACGACATGGGCATTCTATTGAACTCCCAGTTCCGCTCTGCTTGTTTCTCTGCGTGGAGGAGGTTATCCAGAGTAGCTCGGTTCTTCTTCAGAGTTTTTTGGTGGGGGGTTAGGTAGTAGTAGGCTTTCCAGTCACTCTGCTGGCGAAGGACAAACCCCTCCATAGAAAGAACGAACCCACGGTCTTTCGCACATGAGAGGACGTACTTGAACACCATCTGCATAGTCAGCCGTGCATACACGTGCTTCCACGAACCCCGTAGCCAAAACCTGACAACGCCGCTCACGATACAGCCGCTTTCTTCGGTTTCCGCTTGTAGACCTTCGGCTTTGGTGGTGCAAGCGCTTCTTTCGCTACATGGAAGACGTTGTGCAGGAAACGACGGCAGTCGTCACACACTTTGTTTGTCGAGTTCTCCGACATCGGGCACCCGTTCCGAATGCACCGCTTGTTCGCTTTTGTTTCGTTCAATCGCATCTTCTTCTCTCCTCTGCTGAACAATTACTGAACCCATAGGGTACGGGGTATAATCCAAAAAGTAGATGTTCGCGGACCTGACTTTGTCGTAGCGCAAAACAATGTGGTACTCCATGCGCTTAGTAGAGCGCTCCATCTTGTGGAGCTTGACCTCGATCTTACGTTTGATTTTGCGATTAACCCCGTTCGAGTGATACACTCGAAGCCTGCGGATTTCGTGCTCTCTCCTAAGAAGATCAGTTATCTCTTCTTCGAGCTTAGCTCTCGCCACCGTTACTTCTAGCAGCCTCTCTGGCCTTGCCTTCATCATGGTCTGACCGCCTCAAAGTAGTTACCCGCATCCTGTGGTTTGACGTTTAGTTTGGCCATCTCGTTGAGCTTAGCAAGCTGCTTCTCGAACTCCAAGTAGTTGTTAGTCAGAGGCATGAGCGGCGGCACAGCGTTACTCGGCTGCCTCTTTGTGAACAACTCAAGCTCAAGGAGATAGGTATAGTAGTAGTGGCACATACTTGCGTATGCGTTGGGGAACCGGCACGCCATCACCGCTAGGTCAGCAGCAACGCTAATATCAATCGGCTTGCGGGCCATGTATCTTTATCCCAACGTCGAGCATGTAGGCGACAAACTTCTCAGCACCCATCTCATTAGCGCTGAAGTCCATCTTCTTTATGATCTTCAGCACGTCGTATTTGAACCAGTTCTTTTTTCTAAGCCGGGTTATCAGCTTCTGAACTCGGGGTTCGTTGCGCTCGACATGTATCAAGGCATCACAGTGATCGGTGATATCCCAAGCTTGACCCCTTAGCAGGTCTACCCGCCAAGTGAACATGTCGTTCGTCCCGAACAGCACTACGCATCCTCTCTGCGTTCCGGAGGTTGATAGAGCAATCCGCTCGACATGAGAATGTTGGCTGGTACCTCACTGCATACGAACTCAAGCTGCTTAGCAGCTTCCAACATGTGCGGTCGGACTTCTGCCTGTGCATTAGGGTTCTTCTTGAGGGTGTCAGTTGTGCGTTTCAGACAAGCCCGGACAATCTCCATCCGATGCGGGTACATAACATCCGCTAGTCTGATAGCGTTGTCAATAACGAAGGGTTCTGCTTCTTTGTTAGCCATTGGTCTTACTCCTTTAGGTATCGTACCCAGTATCGAAAGCGTTTTTAGTTATAGGTACTCCGGACAGCGGCACCAGATATGGGTGAGGGCATCGTAGTCAGAGCCTAGAACCATGTAGTTCTCATCCATAAGTGAACGTGAGTACTCTGCGAGGTCGGGATCGGCAGGCCAACCTGTATTAGAGCCTACTCTCCCCTCGCTAGACATCTTCCGGTTAAGTCGGTAGTATGTGATGTACCTACTAAAGGCTTTCCAATACTCATCGGGGCGCTCACAGCGCCACCTAGCAATGAGAAGAAGCTTGTCGAGATCAATCATGCATACACCGAAAACGGGGGATTTGTTTCTGTAAGTTCTCTATAGGCTTTCTGTAAGTCAGAAATGTACTGATCACCTCCAAACAGTTCTTTTATTTCGTCATATATTGCGTTCAGAACTGGTAGCCAGTAATCCTCTTCAATACGCACACCTTTAGGGCTAATCGAACTCCTATAGGGGGAGTCCATATAGTTTCTTTCCGCTTCTAGGTAGTCCCGGATAAGTGCAATGACATAATCCTTGTTCCGCTTAGCACAAGCAGTTGCGAACCCTAGCATGAACTCAGGGCGCATCAGTAACCACCATCATACCAGAGGTGCCAAGCAATCAAATCGCCAGGGTTGAAGTCCATAAAGTAGAACCTTTGCCAGAGCGCTCGCTCATGTGCAGCCGCATAGCACTCCTCGTCGAGTACCCCGGTATGGCAGGGAAGACTGTAGAGCCTAAATGCCTCCCACCACATTGCATAGGCTCTAGCGTAACCCTCGGGATCAACAGCTTGCACAACACGAAGCTGTAGAAGCTCTTCTGCGGTAAGCGTGCCCATCAGAACAACGACGCGATGAACATGCCAGCAGCGACGCACACAGCGCCAAGCCCGGCCACTGTCGTAAGAACGACGCACACATCAAACGCCGTTACCTTGGGGCTCTCAGTGATCTTGCGAACGCCGTGAAGAATTTCGGCAACATCCCAGTCACGCTGATTGAGAAGCATTGCGTTCTTACGCTTCTCTGCGTTGAGTTTGGTCATTACCATCGTAATAACTTCTGGGTCTTCGACCATAGAGCGAAGCGCATTCACGTCGCTCAACGAGCCCATGTACGTCGCTTCAAGAAGCGAGTGTACGTTCTTCAGATACAAGCCGCGATTAAGCGCCTTGAGGTCACGAATTGTAAGTTGGATCATGTTTTCTTTCTCCTTGCAACTATTGCGTAGGCTTTCGCCCAGAAACTTGTGTAGTATGCTAAAATACTATAGCGGGATACAAACTCCGAGTATGCCCTTCTATAGGCGTGATCATGAGCTACCCACCGTTTACCAAGGGTTTGAGACGCTGAGGCCAGTAAGTCAATCTCTACACAGAGCCCCAGCACATTCGCGATGTGGTCAATGACTTTCCTACGCGAACCCTTGGGAGCAAGAATAAGGGTTATCGCCAAGCGATCCTCAGCAGTCGCTTTAAGCAAGGCTTCCTTGATCATGCTGCTAGCGTGTCGTCGATAGTCAGTCATCTGCTTTGCTCATTTTTGACCGCTTGGATAAACTTTTGCCGCCACAAGATGTATGTGTACCACTTGTCGCTGAAGTTGAAGTTGTAAGCCGTAAACACGGCTGTTATCGCCAGCGCTGGCTGCCACGGGTCCTTAACAGCCTCCGCGAGTTCAGCCTCGTGCTCAGCAACGAAGGTCATTATCTCAAGGAGATGACTAGGGTCCATCATGACGTACATCAAGCTCTTTCAGCCACGCTAGGCAATGTTCCCAAATAAGTATTACGCTAGGACCGTAGACAAAACCACGCTCCATAAGCCATACATCCGAGTCATGCCAGCGCCGCTCGCCGTCTACTTTGACGCGCTTCACATACTCGACGACTTCTCCTGTTGCACACGCAGTGTACCAAGCAATCCGCTCTTGCGGGGTAGCGCTCTCTGGAAGCCAGTGTGCAGCAAATGTCCAGTCGGTAATGGCGTCGAGGTCCTTACTCATCGCGCTTACTCCCGAACACTTGCTTGACTTCTTCGGCAAGCTCGTGGAAGCTCCAAAATCCCCGAACCTCGGTCGTTGTGTGATGAGTCATAAGCGCCTCTAGCCTTATGTGTGCTGAGTCACTCGCTCTATCCCATCTATGCTCTCCATCAGACTGAGACGGAGCCCTCAAATACTCCCCCGTGGTGTAAGTAAGCGACCAGCCCGCCTTCTGTATCTCTTTGAACACCACAGGGTTAGATGCTTTAAGCGCCACAAGCTCTAGGAGAAGCTGCGGGGTCAGGTGTTTAAGCGGTTGGTCAGTAGTATCGTTTTCCATACTTAGACTCCATCCGCTCTGCTGCTTTAATTATCCGGTTTATGAAGAGGCCCTTACCCTGCATGACGCCGCGCCTATAGAGCCAGGCGTCCATCTCCATACTGTACATGTTCTTATGCATCTTAAGCTGTATGATGCGGCTACGAAGCTCTTTGCGGTGGTTAGCGAATAATAACGCCCACTGTAGGTAATGCTCAGGCTTTACGTTCTTTTTAATACTAGCTAACCACCGCATCGGCTCAGTCCTCGTCGTCGCCGCAAAGCAGGATGGTGAAGAGGACGAAGAGCCCACCAACTGCTGTCCAACCGACAACCTCAGGGCCAAAGAAAGCAAACGCTGCGGCTGAAAGCGCAAAAGCGATCACAATGCAGCCAACGATGAGCGCAGCGGCAAACGCCGCCAAGAGAAACCTGATAACTTTCCGCATGTCTTACTCCGTGTAGTGCGCTTGCACAATGCCTTTGATATATTCGATTGCGTCGAGATCAGTCATTCCCTCTTTAGTGCGAAGCACACCGCGAAGGATATCACTGCGAGCTTTGAGCCCCAGCAACACATACGGTCGGTACTGAGGCGTCGCTTGCTTGAGGTCTTCAAGAGTCTCAATAAGCTCTTCCTCAAGTTGTTTTTTATTGAGCGTCATCATGGTCTCTCCTCATGTGGTAGTATTCTACGATATTTTCGTACCCGTCATACGACCAGTGCAAGCTTCGGGGGTTTACTCCGGAAAGCTCATTCGACAACCGTATCACCTTGTCTGCAAACACACTAAGCGGAAGCTTAAGTGCTGCTCCGAACTCTCCGGGGTAAGCGGCTTCGATCTGAGCTATACGCAGAAGGAAATCAGGATGCATCCTCAGGCTCCACTGTTACTCCCATACCGGACATGAACACTTTCAAGCTCGGGTATATGAAACGAACGCTCTCGGCATCTACATGGGTCCAGTAACCGTCAGTGTATAGTTTCCTCCGTACTCTCGTGATGTATTCTTTGGGGTTTTCCTCAATGGCTTCCTTGATCCACCCAGGCTCCGCAGCTTCGAGTTTAGTAAGCGCTAAAAGCGCCGTTGGCTGAGGCGGATAGTTATTCGGCGTCAACTTCCGGCCCCAAAACTTCAGCACGGGGCTTCTTACCGCGCTTCTTAGCAAGGCCGGTAGCGGCTTTCGTCAGTTGATCCGGGAGACGTTCGAGCGAGCCGCTCGGCAAGACGCGAGAGATACACACACGATCTGACAGTTCTTTCCGCCAGTAGGTCATCGTGTAGTACGTCTCGGTCTTGTCGTCCCAACGAGTGTCGTTGAAGAACGGCGTATAACCGCATTGGCTCAAAAACGCATTGCTAGCACGGTGTGCTTCTTCAGTGATGTTCATAGTACCTCTCTCCTTGCTTTGGTAAAACTGTTAGCTAAGCGGGAGCCGACCATCGGGAAACGTCCGAAGTTGTCAATAACCCACTCTCGAAAATCGTAATAACCAAGAGTGCAGCCCTCTTCTGCAAACGCATCGGAAGAAACAATAAGCGTTGCGTGTAATAGGTCTTCCGCTTTTGGTCGGTATTGAGCAAAATATTCAAGCGTCTTTTCTCTGAGCGTTTGCAGTTTTTCGGGAGTCATTTGTTATTGGTCTGTTTCACATATTTCACAGCCCACCAAACGTGAACTGCGCTGCTTCCAGAGAGACCTTGGTCAACAAGCCAATGGTCCCAAATATTAACGTCCCTGTCGCAACGAGCCCAATACTCATCGAGTTTGCCTGTTGCAAAGAGGTTAGTCAGAACGAACAAGTCAGACGGCGACATTTGTGGGAAGTTGGGGTATCTCCTACCGTACTCATCACTATCAACCCGACTAGCAATGCGCTCAAGCACTTGCCTGAACTGATCCTCAGTCATACCGAAGGTACCTGTACAAAAAGTCTGTAACTCGAATAGTCCGCTTTAATTTAAGCTCGTAGAACAGGTTGTCTATCTTAGCTGTTGGGAACTTTCCAATTCCCGACGCTATTGCTATCTCAATAGCCTCACTGATAACAGGCGCTCCAGCAGCCAAGTCGCACAGGAGCTTCAGACGATCCTCCACGTCCAAGTGCTCAGAAATCCGGGTTACAAACTCTTCGGGAGTGAGCTTAGACATACTTGACCCCAAAGTAGACAGTGTCTACGAAATCAGGAATTTTGTCGCTAGGGCTATCAAACCAAAACTTATAGAGTAGCTTATCGGCTATCTCTCGGGTCTTGCCGTTTCGCTCCGCGTCACTAGCGATGTACGCTAAGAACTCAACATGCTTACCCTCAGCAATGAAACGAGTAAGCATAAGAAGCTCTCCAGCGTCAAAGTCACTTTCGGCAGCAATCTCAAGAAGTCGTTCAGGAGTCATAACGTTCTTTCCAGATTGGGCAAAGCACTAGCTTCCAAAACGGTACCCAAAGCGGGTAGAACTTACCATTTCCCCATATCCTCCCGGCATAGGCGTTAGATATCCCCCAGTCTGGGATGTTGAGTGTACTATCAGAGAGAATGGCCTCGTTGAAATCGACCTCCACAAGTCGAGCGTACTCCTCAAGAGAGCCATCGGTGAAAATCCTTGCAAGCTTAACCTGACTCGGGAAATCATCCAATGCATCGCGCATCAACTGTGCCTTGATAGCCTCAAGTTGTTCGGGAGTTATTTTGTAGTTCGCCACATTATCCCCCTGTACCCCGCCTCTTGAACAAGTGCGTTAGTCGCAAGGTACGAAACACTAATCCCGAGGTCGATCATATAGTAGTCGATGGCAGTTAGATACCCACCGCCGTTGTACACTTGCTTTTTGACTAGATCAAATATCTCTTTGACCACTGGGTCGTTTCTCGCCACAGCAGTCGCCCAAAGCAAACGATCAGACGGCGAACATTTGGACATAACCGCGATGCTGTTCTTAGGGGTTAGCTTAGTCATAAGCCTTCCCCCCAATCACGATCTCGAACGCCACTAACCAAACAAGGTACGACGCATCGTTCCGAAGAAACTTGTAGCTCTCGGAGTAATCCCACTTGCGTGTTGTATATTCGTGCCGCACCAGTGAGACATACTTGTCCCACCTACCGTCTGCGACCAATCGCATGACCGCCAGGACGACTACCGGATCACGGTCTCTGAGTGCTTCTTCAAGCGTCATCGGAGAGGGTTACTTTCGTTCGCATCTGAACACTACGTCATTAAACGCCCACCACAGTTCGTAATACCCAATCGTAGGCACGATGCTGGTAGCATAGCTGTTCGACAACCTCCAGGGGTTCGTCCCCACCTCTTCGGAAGTTAGCCACCGGTCATAATCCGAAGCTACAAGCCGAGCGTATTCCTCGAACGAGCCATCGGTAAAAATCTTGGCAATATCGACTGTTTGCTCAAGATTATTCCTTTTCACTGCCCTTTGCATCAACAATGCCTTGACAGCCTCAAGTTGTTCGGGAGTTATCGTAAGCATTTGATCCGCTTCTTATCAATAGCATCAGCGAGGGCGTTTGTTGCAAGAGTAATGCTTAAGCGAGGAAAGGCTCTATCTCCGAAGTAGGTGTCCATTGCAGCAACAATGAGCCTCAATAACGACTCTGGCGAGCTAATATTGCCACTGGACAAAAGAGGAGTAAGGAGTTCTGAGTAGTCACTCGCGACGGTCATTTCTGCCACTTGCGAATATACGTCAGCGAGTCCACAACGTCTTGGGTGCAGTAGAGCGCCGACTGTTCAAATCGGAACTTGCCATGCGTCGTTTGTCTGGTGGTCTGGTCTTTCTCGATTTCGACCATCACAAGGCTCTCAGAAGAGCCCCCACAGGTGAACACCAGCATCGTGTAGCCATCGCGGATCAGCTTATGCACGTCCTCACAGCAGACGTACTCTTCGATATGGGTGGCCTTGAAGGGCCTACCCACTGACCAGTCGATAATAGCGTCCTGAGGCGTGTAGCCCCTCAAGTCACGGTGCTGACACGTGACACCGCCAACCGGCGAAAGGACAAGCTTCTTGTGTTTGAGCTTAGTCACTCTGCAATCTCCAATATGAACGGCGCTCTCGCGATTGGCGTCAGCAGTTGAAGCCTTGCTCCAGGATACCGGTCCCTATACTCTTGAGGGACTTCAGCACGCCAGTCGCAGTTGCCTACGATAACCCAAGATTGCCGATGCGTGTTCCAAAGAGCCACATAGGGTCTAGTCATCGCTTAACCCCCAGAACGTCGTTGGGCGGGAGGCCATCACAGCCTTGGTCTGGCAGAGCCAGAATGTCCGCCATCTTGCGGATCACGGCCTTAGCCATCTCGTGAGAGGTAAGGCAGCCTTCTTCGTACATGCTGATATGCGCGTCGCTATCAGCCGTTTTGATCGAGACCAGCTTGGCGGTCGGGAGTTCTTCAGGCTCGCTGTAGTCAGGGCAGAAAAACGCTTCCACTTGCCGGTCAGCGGCTTTGGGAGTCAGAAGGAAAGCAGCGAAGATCGCCATATCGACGTTTTCCATAACGTCCTGGCCACTCTGGACTGACTCACAGACGCCCCCAACCATGTGGTCAAAGAACTCCTCATGACCGGGG